GCTATCGAGTTGCTCAAGCTGTGCGGCGCGAAGACTGATGTGAGCGGCAACGTCGTTCCGCGCTATCGCTATTCGCGCCATCTGCGGCACGTGATCTACGAGGCCGTCTGGGACATCGACCCCATGAACAAGCGATCGGTCACGCTCAGGCGCGAAGGGGACCGGGGACGGTGGGGCATGGTCTGCGAGATCGAGGGCGCGCGCGGGGACTGGGCCGTGCGAGGAGAGGCGTGGTCGGATGAAGGGGTCGACGACTGTGCCGCGCTGGCCGTGTGCCGGGCGCTCCTGAGTTTCGGCGACGACGACGGTGACGTGATGTCGCCCGACGCCGTCGTCGCCCTGCTGGAGCGGCAGCGAGAGGGTGCACTTGCCAGCGCGCAAGCGTTCGAGCTCAGGGTGAAGGGCCATGAGTGACCATCCGCTGGTCAGCTTCATCACCGGGACGTTCGAGCGACCGGACATGATCGCCGAGCTGATCGAGAACATCCGCGAGCAGACCTATCGGCCGCTCGAGCACTGCATCGTCATGGAGCCCTCGGACGACCCGGAGATCAACTCCGAGTACCGACAGGTCATCGAGGAGAAGCGCCTCGACGGCATCCCGCGACTTGGCCGACCGGACCTCCAGGGCGACCGCTATGTCCGGATCAAGTTCGTCGAGGTCGGCCGGCACTGGTCGGGGTTCCTGGCGAACTCGATCAGCGCCGTGCCCTATCAGGTCGCCCAGTGGCTCTCCAGCGGGGCGTACCTGTGCTGGGCCGCCGACGACGAGCGGTTCACGCCCGACCACGTCGAGAAGCTGGTCGCGCTGGCAGAAGCCGAGCAGGCCGACTTCGTCTATCCGCTCCAGGGCTGCTACTGGCGGGGGGCGGTCAGCCGCCACGTCAACTGGATCGGCCTGCCGAAGCCGGCCTACGGCCAGATCACGCACGCGCTCTACCGCGCCGAGTTGCTCGACTACCGCGGCTTCGAGGTCAACGTCGGGTCCGGCACCGACTGGGATCAGGTCAAGACCTGGATGCAGGCCGGCGCCCGCTGGGCGTTCCTGCCCGAGAAGACGATGACCCACAAGGTAGACAAAGCGGGGGACGCGGGCGCGCGGCTCACCCGCCAGCCGCTGCGGGGCCACGACGGCGACGTGACGCGCGCCCAGGTCTTCCCGCCGACCGACTGCCGCCTCTGTGGGGACGTCACGCCGCGGGAGTGCTGGTGCCACACCTCGAGCGGCGGGTCCGACAACAAGCCGTGCCGCTGTGCCGTGAAGGAGCAGGCAGGATGATCTCCGACCCGACCGTCGACCGCGACGCCTGGGAGATGGACGACCACGAGCACTGCCGCTGCGGCGCCAGGCTGCTGCCGGTACCGCCGCCCTGGCCCGGCAAGCTCTGCGCCGGCTGCGGGCACATCCACGACGACTGCCCCTGCCGCGACGGCTGCTGCGAGTCCTGCGGCTGGGGGCCGACGTGATCGCGATGGATGCGCCGCGCATGGGCGAGGTCATCGAGTTGGACGGCGGCGGCGCCGTAACCGTCTGGAGCGATGACGCGCCGATCATCGGCTTCCAGGTCGAGCCGTTCAACTGGCGGCTCCGACGGGCACGCGAAGCGAAGGGGTGGAGCCGCGCCGAGTTGGCCCGCCAGATCGGCATGAACCCGACCGTCGTCGGCGCGGCCGAACGGCTGCGCCGCGTCTCCGAGAACGCCCGGTGGAAGATGGCGCTCGCGCTCGGGGTGCCCGAAGACGTGCTGTTCCCCGACGAGATCGACGCGCTCCCGAAAGACGGCCCGCCCCAGATCGAACTGTCGATGACGCGCGAGGATATCCGGTCGGTCGAGGCGCCTGACCCGCATGCGCAGATGATCGAGGGGGCCGAGCGGCGCGCCCTCGTCGAGCGGATCGGCGAGGCGCTGGGGACGCTGGCGCCTCGAGCGAAGCGCGTCATCGAACTGCGCTTCGGGCTCGACGGCAAAGGACCGAGGTCGCTCGAGGAGGTCGGGCACGAATTTGGCGTGAGCCACGAGCGCATCCGCCAACTCGAGTCCGAGGCCCTCCGCAAACTGCGCCACCCGTCCCGCGCGAAGCCGCTGCGACCGTTCCTGCCTGGTGGGGAGTCGGATGCGCCGGCGCGACGGTCGACGGTGCTCTACACCGACTGGTTGTACGATCAGCGCGGCCGGGACGACGCGGTCGGGCGGCATGCCCGTGACGTCTTCTCTCGCGAGTGCTGCGTCGGCTGGTCGGCGGCCGGCCTGCGGCAGCATCTCGAGCGCGCGCACGGCATCGAGGCCGGCGCGGTCCTGAAGGATGCCGCCGACGAGCTCAACGCCTGGCGACGCCAGCGGGATCAGGTGATCCGCCGTCCTGCCGACCCGCCCGTCGCGCGCCTGAAGTTCACGGATCGGCCCAGGAGATCACCGAAGCCCCCAAGGCCGAAGCCCCCAACGCCGAAGCCGGCCCCTCGCCCGGCGCCTCCGCAGCGGCCGGCCGCGGTCGACCGCGGCCGGGCCGCGTCGCCGCGCCGAACCGAAGAGGATGCCCGTGCGTCGTTGTCGCCGGACCAGCTCGCCGTCTGGGAGGCGCTGAACGCGACCAGGAGACGGCTCGGGCTGCCGGAGGTATGGGGATGATTCCGCCCGAACTTGCGCCGAGCGTGCTCGCCATGACGGGCGACTTCAACGGCTGCGTCTGGTGGCGGGTGACCTCGCCGCTCTCGGAGCTGTTCCGTCGCGGCTACCCCTGCTACGTCGGCCGCAACCAGGACGAGGACACCACGAAGTTCATCCCCCAGATGGACGCCGTGATCCTGCCGCGCCTCTCCTGGAAGCCCGACGACCAGGCGCTCGGCGAGAACTGGCGCGACAGCCTGCACGACATGGGCGTCGCGATGATCTTCGAGTGGGACGACGACGTCTTCTCCGAGCGGATCGTCAGGCGGGCCGCCGAGGTCTACCCCGAGGAGGGCAAGTCGCCCGAGGAGTGGGACGAGGAGCGGCGCTGCCGGATCCACGCCATCTCGATCGCGGACGGGATCACCTGCTCGACGCCGCGCTTAGCGACCGTCCTGCGGCAGTACGTCGACGTGCCGGTCAAGGTCGTCCCGAACTACATCGACCTGGAGTGGTGGCGCCGGGTCCAGCGGACGGCGCACCGGGGGCTGCCGGAGCCGGTGATCGGCTGGGCCGGGGGGCGCCGGCCGGACCGGGACGCCGAGCCGATGGCGGAAGCCTGGGCCAGGGTGGCGAAGCGCCACCCGGACGCCCGCTTCGTGGTGGCCGGCTGGCAGCCCAGGATTTTCGAGAAGGTGCCGGAGCGCCAGCTGGTCCTGTCCGACTGGTTGCCGGTCCTGGAGTACCCCAAGAACTACCTCGGCGTCGACATCGGCTGCGCGCCGCTCTCGGCCGAGTCGTTCAACCGCTGCAAGTCGAACATCAAGGCCCAGGAGTGGGCGGCCAGCGGCGCGGCGGTGGTGGCCTCCCCGACCGTCTACGGCGGGCTGGTCGACCACGGCCGGACCGGCTACCTCGCGGAGTCCGTCGACGACTGGGAGTGGGCGATCGAGGACCTGATCAAGCACCGCAAGCGCCGGCTGACGTTCGCCCGCCGGCTGCTCCGGGTGGTCGAGCGGGACTGGTCGCTCGACGCCCACGTCCACGAATGGGTGGCGGCCTGGAGCGACATCGTGGTGGAGACGCGGCAGCGGTTGGGCGAAGCGTCGTCGTCGCTGATCCTGCCACCACGGGAGCCGGCCGTGGCCGGCATGGACGCCTGGAGGGCATCGGCATGAGTGAGGTATGGCAAACAGCTCTCGGCATCCTCCTGGCCGAGGGGCTTGTTCTCCTGGCGTGCGCCGCCGGCACCATGCTGTTCTTCGGTGTGCTGTGGATCTTCAAGCGGCTGATGAAAGCTGGGGAGCGCATGGTGAGGCACCGGGACGAGGAGCGGCGAGCATGAGCCTGCTGGACGATGCGCGGAAACTGCTGGCCGATACGCCCATGGAGACCGATCGGGGAGGCCGTGGTACCTGCCACTACTGTCCGGGCGGGAACTACGAGGGGGGCTATCTCGACCGCACGCCCACGCTGCTCGAGCCGATCCACAAGTCCGACTGCCCCTGGCTCAGCATGCCGAAGATCGTGGCGGCGCTGGGGGCGGCCGAGCGATTCATTCATTGTCGCGGAAGCAATGACGACCAGGAGTGGGAATCCCTCTCGGAGGCGCTGGACGCATGAGCAAAGGACTCGGCTTGAAGGCGAAGCACGAGCGGACCTGTCAGCGGTGCGGCACGGTCTTCACGGCCACCAAGGCGACCGCCCGCTACTGTGGGGCTGCCTGCTGGAAGGCCGCGGGCCGCTACGGGCGTTCCCACGGCACCGTCGTCCCACGCCGGCTCGGGTGGACAAAAACGTGATGACCGACCCTCGCCCGTCGAAGCCGCATGTCTGTGTTGATGGTGGATGCCCGGTCCTAGATGCGGCGCGCGCGGTGATCGCGGCGTTCAGGCAGACCCACGCGCAATCAGACGGCCGTTTCCCGTGCGCCACCGGCCGACGCGCATTCCACACCCGCCCCCGGACGGCCGACGCCTGCTGCGGCGATGGTGCGGTCGGCCGGGCCTATCGGCGCTGGTCGAGGCACCTCGGACTCTGGATCGAGACGGGGCGGCATTCATGATGACGGAGGATCGCCCGATGTCGGCTATCGCCCCGCCGGATTTGTTCAAGCCGGTCTACTGCCAGAATCCGAAGTGTCCGAATGGGCGCCCGATCGGGCGCATGGTGCCGGGCTCGGGCGGCATCGTGGAGTTTGCCTGCAAGGTCTGTAAGGTCCGGCGCGTCGTGGTCGGGAGCCGGGGGTAGCTATGGAGACGCCCGATCGGTTGCCCTACAAGCAGCGCATCGTCTGCTCGCGCTGCGGACAGGAAAGCCTCGTGGAAAGCGCGGTCGGCGGCGTCCTGTTCGCGCTGGCGCTCGACCGCTACTTCCGGGCTGGGTGCCCCAAGTGCGAGGAGATCCCGTCCTCCGGTCCCGCCGACCGCTTGCGCTGAGCGCATCAATGCCATAGACTGTTAGCGACACGGCCCATTCTGCCTTCGTCTCGTAGGCATTCAGGCCCAGCGATTCACCGCCATTCGCGGTCAGTCTGCTGGGCCATTTTCGTGCCCGGCGATTGGGCCGCCCGTGCTGCAGTACAGCAAGCCACTCCCGATCCAGGAGATCAAGGCCGCCGGCGACGGGACGTGGTCGGTGAGCGGGTACGTCTCGACGTTCGGTAACGTCGACCGGACCGGCGACGTGATCCTGGCCGGCGCCTTCGACCGGGCGCTCGCCGACGGACGGCGGGTCAAGTTCCTCTACGCCCACGACCAGGCCCAGGTGCTGGGCGTGCCGATCGAATTGAAGGCCGACGACCACGGCCTGTTCGGGACATTCAAGATCAGCCGGACCCGACTGGGCGAGGACGTCCACACCCTGCTCAAAGACGGGGCGCTGGACTCGTTCTCGATCGGCTTCTTCATCGACGACCTCGACTTCGACCCGGAGTCGGGCACCCGCATCCTCAAGGACATCGACCTCCTCGAGGCGAGCGTGGTGGCCGTGCCGGCCAACCCCGAGGCGCTGGTCACCACCGTCAAGCAAGCGGCGAACGCCCGGCTGCTCCGCATGGACGAGCACGCCGAGCTGACCGTCTCCACCCTCAAGTCCTTCGTGGACCGCTGCTCGGATCTGGCGTCGCTGCGTGCCGGCGACGGCCGTTTCCCGGGCGCGGCGTTCTTCGAGCGTCTCAACGCGGTGCGTGCTGCCACGGACGAGCTGCTCTCCATCAAGGCCGCCCCGGCGGTCGTCGAGCCGCCTCCGAAACCGGAGCCGACCGGCGAACCCGACGAGGCCGCCCCACCGCCGGCCGACGACGCCGCGCGCGGCTACTCGACGCTCCTGGCGTTGAAGCGTGCCCGCCTTGCGCGTGCCGGCATCTTGGAGATGCCCTCCGATGAGCATGACCGCCGCCGATGCACGTAGCGAGATCAAGAATCTCTTCGAGCAGTGCGAGCAGATCGAGCGCCGCTACCCCGACGGCCCGATCAGCGACGCCGAGGACGAGAAGCAGGTCAAGGCCCTGCTCTCGACCATCGACGACCTGGAGGCCAAGCTGGCCGGGCTCGAAGACACGGAAAGCCGCCGCCGTCGCATCCAGGCAGGCATCGAGAAACATTCCCAGCCGGCCCGGAAGGTGATCCACCCGGGCGCGGCGATGGACGTCAAGGACCACGAGATCCTGTCGCCGGGCGAGCAGTTCATCCGGGGCTCCGAGTATCGCCAGCTCCAGCGCGACGGCGCGTTCAAGTCCGACCTGAACCGGAACCACTTCTCCGTCCAGCTCAAGGGCGGCACCAGCCTGATCGAGTGGAAGCGCCTGGTCGGCATGCAGTCGAAGGCGCTCCTGCGGGCCGGCAGCGACACCTCGGGCGGCTCGTTCGTCCTGCCGGACGATCGCCCGGGCCTGATCGACATCCGCCAGCGCGAGCTGACGCTGCTCGACCTGATCCCCCGCCTGACGACCACGTCTGACACAATCCAATACATCCGAGAGGACACCTATACGATCAATGCGGCGATGGTCGCGGAGGCGTCGGCCACGACCGGCACCTCGGGCCTGAAGCCAGAGTCCGACCTGGCCTACAGCACCCAGACGGCGACCGTCCGGACCCTGGCGCACTGGATCCCGGTCACCAACCGGATGCTCGACGACGCGCCGGCGATGCGCGGGATCATCGACTCTCGCCTGCTGCTGGGCCTCGACATCAAGCTCGAGGATCAGGTGCTGACCGGCAACGGGACCGGCGAGAACTTCACCGGCATCCTGAACTCCGGCATCCAGTCCCAGGCGCTCGGGTCCGACAACGTGGTGGACGCCATCTTCAAGGCCCGCACCAAGGTCCGGGTCACCGGCCACGGCCGTCCGACCGCCGTCGTGCTCCACCCGAACGACTTCCAGGCCGTGCGCCTGATGCGCGAGAACCTCGCCTCGGCCACCCTCGGGAACTACCTGATGGGGCCGCCGAACGAGGCCGGCCCGACCACCATCTTCGGCATCCCGGTGGTGGAGTCCGAGGGCATCACCGAGAACACGGGACTCGTCGGCGACTTCTCGATGGGCGCCTCGCTCTTCGACCGCGAAGAGGGCGCCATTCGAGTGGGCACGATCGACGACCAGTTCGTGCGCAACATGCAGACGATCCTTGCAGAGATGAGAGCGGCCCTCGTCGTGTGGAGGCCGACCATGTTCTGCCAGGTCACGGGCATCTGACAGGGCGCAAGTAGCTAGATGCCACGGTACCGCGTGCTCCGCGACTTCGGCTCCCACCTCGGCAACCACTATCGGGGCGAGCAGCTCGCGCTCCCCGACGGCGACTTGCCGCGCGGGTTCGCCGGCTTCGTGGAGCTAGTTTCCCCGCCCCAGTCCGAGACGAAGGACGTCCGCCCGGAAGCCGGCGATCCTCCCGCGCCGGCCCAGTCGGCGGCCGATCCTTCCCCACCGGCCGCCGACGACGCCGCCCCGCCCGAGCCTGATGTGCCGCATACCCCGGCCGATCAGGCTCGGGCGGGGTACAGCGACAAGATGGTCCGTCCGAGGAAGCGGCCGTGACGCTGTATACGGACAGTAGCAAGATCGCCGCCTACCTCGGCGCCACCTTCACCGCCGCCCAGCAGACCCAGGCCGGCCTCGTCGCGGCCGGCGCGTCCAACTTCATCGAGCAGGCGCTCGACCGCTCCTGGCTCGGCTACACCAGCGTGCCGCTGAGCGTCACCGACGAGCGGCACACCGTCTCCGGCAACCGCATCTGGCTGCTGCACCCACCGGTCGCGACCGTGACCTCGGTCAGCAGCCGCCTCCGGTACGCCGGCGCCACCATCTACACCCTCGACCAGGACTACCAGTACGAACTGATCGAGCCGGCCATCGGCGAGATCGTGTTCTCCCCGACCTACGAGGGCCAGCGGATCGAGGTCGACTACACCTCGACCGAGCCGACCCCGGCCATCATCGCCCAGTTCGCGACCGAGCTTGCGGCCGGCATGCTGGCGCTCTCGCTGGCCGGCGCCGGCGCCGCCGCGGCCGCCGCGGCCGGCATCAAGCGGTACACGCTCTGGGGCGGCGACCTGTCCGTCGAGTACGCGACCCCCAGCACCTCGCAGTCGAGCGGCACCACCGCCTCCAGCTCGACCAGGCTGCCGGCCCTCTGGGAGCAGATCGAGGCGATGTTCTCCCGCAAGCTGTCGGTGGCCTGATGGACTTCGAGACGATGTTCGCCGACACCTTCACCGAGACGGTCACGGTCAGAGAGCCGACCGGCACGGGCACCTACGGCGAGCCGACCTTCACGGGCGCGGCCACCCTGACCCTGCCGGCCTGGATCAGTCGCAAGCCCCGCGAGGTCCGGACTCACACCGGCGAGGAGCGGGTCTCGTCGGCCGAGATCTCCATCGGCCACCCCTCGGCCGGCGTCGCCGTGCCAGATATCTCACCGGAAGCCGAGCTGACGCTCCCCGGCGGACAGAAGCCGGCCATCCTCGCCGTCGCCTCGCTGATCGACCCCGACGGCGATCGGCACGTGAGGATTTACGTCTGATGGCCGGCGGCATCACCGTCCGACCCGTCGGCCTCGACCGCCTGACCGCCCGCCTGACCGGGCTCGCCTCCACCCTGCCCGACGCCGTCGCGGCCGAGTTGTACCGCGACATGGTCGGGGTGATGTTTGAGTCGCAGAAGATCGTGCCCTACGAGGAGGGCGACCTCCACGACTCCGGCGAGACCGACCGCCCCGAGATCAATGGCGGCCGGGTCAGCGTGACGCTGCACTACGGCGGCGGGAACGTCGACTACGCCCTGGTCCAGCACGAGGACCTGACCCTCAACCACCCGAACGGCGGCGAGGCCAAGTTCCTCGAGTCGGCGCTGCACCAGTGGGCCGACGACGGCCCGAAGGCCGTGGCAAACCGGGCGCTCCGGCGGGCGGCACGTCAATGAGCGGGCCTCGGAGCGCAGGGTTTCCCGCGATGCAGCCACGCCTCCGTCTGTGCGTCGGTCGACGGTCGGGCCGTCGAATACACGAGGTAGTGGCGCCGGATGCCGCAGTCGAGGCATCGCAGGCTCCCCGGGTTGAACCAGAGATGCGGCCCGATCTGGCGGGCCTTGTCCTCCGAGAGCCGTTCGATCTTCAGCATGCCGTGAGTGTACCGCGATGAGCATGCTGACCGACATCCACAGCTACCTGACGGCCAACGGCCAGTCGGCCAACCTCTACATCGGCGCGCTCCCGGACAGCCCCGACGTGGTGGTCGGGCTGTTCCAGTATCAGGGCCGCCCGCCGGCCGAGGTCCTCGAGGTGGCGGGCATCCGCCGGGAGCGGCCCGGGCTCCAGGTCCAGGTCCGGTCGGCCCCGAACACCTACGCCGATGCCGAGGCCCGCGCCTACGCCATCTACGACCTCTTGCAGGTCGCCAACGCCACGCTCGGGTCGGGCTTCTACCAGGAGGTCCGCCCGCTGGGTTCGCCGTTCCCGCTCGGTCGTGATCTGAACCGACGGGTCGTCATCGCGGCCAACTATCTGGTCAGCCGCGACTGGGTTTAGGAGGCCCACCATGCCGGAGGAGAAAGACCCGCCGACCGCGTCGCCGGACCGCGCCGAACGACGCGAGCAGTCTCGCGGTTATCGCGAGCAGACCTGGGGCGGGCACCCGCACTACGTCTGCCTCAGGGAGCCCTGCTGGTACGGCACCTACAGCCGCGCCAACACCTTCGACGAGGCCGAGATGCAGGGGCACCAGGCCCAGGCCCACGCCGACCAGTAGCGGCCCCCACCGGGCCACCGGATGCCATTTTGGAGGGATGTGAGAGATGACTGCCGCCGCGATCCTGGGCAAGGGCGCCATCCTGCAGATGTCGGATGCGACCCTGACCGCGTTCTCGTCGATCAGCGAATTGCGCTCGGTGCCGTTCCCGCAGCTGCAGGGCGACCGCATCGACGTCACCACCCACGACTCGCCGGGCTTCACCCGCCAGTTCGTCTCCGGCCTGGACGACCTGCCGGCCGTGACCTTCGAGATCAACTGGCTGCCGGCCAACGCCACCCACGACGAGACCACCGGCCTGCTCTCGGTCCAGCGCAGCAAGGCCGTCCGGGTCTTCAAGGTCACCCTGCCGACGGCGGTCTCGCCGACCAAGGTCTTCACCTTCTCGGCCCAGGTGCTCCAGTTCAACCCGACCGTGCCGATCGACAACGTGATGCAGGCGTCGATCCAGTTGCAGCCGTCGGCCGCCCCGACCATCGCATCCAGTTAAGGAGGGCGCATGCCCACCGCAACCGACACCAACGGCGCCGCCCCGGCCGCTGAGGCCCGGGCGGCGACCCCGACCCCGATCAGCCGCCCCCGCATCGTCAAGCCCGTCCCGATCATGCTCGATCGCGAGCGGCACATGGTCATGGACTTCGTCGCGATGGACGCCTTCGAGGACGTGACCGGCCTCTCCGCCTGGGGGCGGGAAGCCTGGGACGGCCGGCCGCGCAACGTGGTCGCGCTGATCTGGGCAGCCCTCCTGCACGAGGATCCGGACCTCGACCTCGATGCCTTCAAGCGGCTGCCGTGCATGACGCTCGCGAACATGGGCTACCTGACCGAGCGGCTGGGCGAATTGTGGGGCGAGGCGTTCCCCGACGCCGACGACGCATCCGCGAGCGAGGCGGCTGGTGAATCGGACCCAAACCCGCGCCGCCGCGCTGGCTAGACCTCTGGTCGTTCGCCAGGATCGAGCTCGGCCTCTCGTTGGCCGAGTTCTGGTCGTCGACGCCCAGGAGCTACCGGGCGCTGGCCGACCGGGTGCTCGAGCGCGAGCGACGAGCGGACGCCCGCTTCGGGACGGTCGCGGCGGTCGCGGCCAACCTGATGGGCGGCAAGCGCGGCGGCGGGCAGTTCTCGCCGGCCGACTTCTTCCCGTCGCTCGCAGAGGCGCCGGCGGCCGGGACGAGGCCGACCGGCCCGTCCGACGAGCAGATCCTGGCCGGCCTGACGGGCTGGGCGGCGCTCTGCGGCACGCCGGTCTTGGCGCAGGGCCGAGCGCGCCCGTAACGGCGGCGTCCGGCCCCGTCCGGAGGCGGCCATGACGTCGCCGCTCGGATCGTTCTCGTTCACCGTCGACGCCGAGGTCGGGCCGGCCCAGCGCAAGCTGCAGCAGTTCGTCCAGCAGGCCCAGCAGGCCGGCCGGGCCGTCGAGCAGGCGTTCGGCGGCCGGGGCGAGGCGATCCTCCTGAAGGCGGACGGCACGCCGCTGATCCGCGAGGCCCGGCGGGCCGAGGAGGCGATCGAGAAGGTCGGCCGGGCCGCGAAGCAGGTCGCCGACCGCCCGGTCACCATGACCGTCCGGGCCAACCTGAACGAGGCCGAGCGGAGCCTCGACCGCCTGACGGCGAGCGCCCGAGCGCTCGGGCAGGCCCGCTTCAACCTGGCCGTCCGGGCCGACGGCTCCAGGGAGGCCGAGCAGGCGATCGTCCGCCTGCAGGCCGCGCTGCGGGCAGCCAGGGCCGGCGAGACGATCAACGTCAACGTCCAGGCGGCATCGGTCGGTCAAGCCGACGCCGCCGTGCGCCGGCTGACCGCCGACATCAACGCCGCCAAGGCGGCCGGCGCTCGGGTCGCCGTCAACGTCCAGACCAACGCCCAGCAGGGCGGCTTCCTGCGGGAGGTCGGGCGGGGCTTCCTGCAGCAGGCCACGCCGGGCCTGGCGACCGGCGCCGCCGCCGCTGCTGGCGTGGTCGCGGCCCAGGCCGTTGCCAGGCTCGCTCAGGCGATGCAGGAGGGCATCGCCGCCGGCATCCAGTACAACGCCTCGCTGGAGACTTCGTCGGTCCAGATGCGGGTGTTCCTGGGGTCGGCCGAGGCCTCGGCCCGGGCGATGCAGCGATTCCAGCGGATCGCCGAAGAGACGCCGTTCTCGCTCCGCCAGATCAACGAGGCCGCCGCCTCGTTCTCCCAGGTCTCGGGCGGCAATATCCAGCGCCTGGAGCGGCTCGTCGTGCTGGCGACCCAGCTCGCCGCCGTCAACCCCAGCGAGGCGACCGGCGGCGGGCTGGGCGGCGCGACGGTCGCCCTCAGAGAGGCGCTCTCCGGCGACTTCACCTCGATCGTCGAGCGGTTCCGCGTCTCGCGGACCGAGATCAATCGCCTCCGCGAGCTCGGCCTGACCGGCGAGGCGCTGGCCGTCGCGCTGGTCAAGGCGGCCGGTGGCGGCAAGCAGCTCTCCGACGCGCTTGCCAACACGTTCGAGTCCCGTGCCGCCAAGGCGGCCGAGATCCTGGAGCGACTGGCCGGGGTGGCGACGAGGCCGATCTTTGCCGTGCTCTCGGCCGGGCTCGAGGGGTTTGCCGCCAACGTCGAGAAGGTCATCGGTCCGGTCGAACGCCTCGTCGTTGCGCTTGACCGGCTGCAAGGCGGCCGGGGCGCGGCGGCCGCCACGGCGCTGGTCAGCCCGGCCAGCTTCCTGGCCGCCGCCGCCGTCGCCGCCCCACCAGCGCGCCCGGAGCCGCCCATCAGCCCGGTCGAGTCCGCCCGACAGGCCAGGATCGGGGCCGCCCAGCAGGAGGCCGACCGGGCCGAGCGGGCACTCCGCCAGCAGGAGCAGGTGGTCAAGGACATCGAGAAGGGGCTGGAGCAGGTCGCCGCCGCCGCCCGCCTGGTCACCGAGGAGTACGAGGCCCAGCTCCGCCCGCTCGAGGCCCAGCAGCGCGCGCTCGACGCCCAGATCGCCGCCAACCAGGCCGCCGGCCGCGAGATCGCCGCCCGCGCCCAGGCCGCCGAGGGGCCGGTCGAGACCCGCGCCCAGACGGCCGGCACCCAGGTCATCCTCGACCACGAGCGCGAGCTGCTGGAGATCCGCCACCGCCGGGCCGAGATCTCGGAGCAGATCGCCGAGGCCGAGCAGGCCGCCGCCAACCGCGCCGCCGAGGCCCAGATCCGGGCCGCCGAACGGGGACTCCAGGCCGCGCGAGACCGCGCCCAGGCCGAGCGGGACGCCCGCCAGGAGGTGCTGGAGGGGGTCCGCGAGGAGATCAGGGCACGGCAAGAGGCCCGGCAGGCCGCCCTGGAGGGCATGCGCGCCTACATCCAGGCCATCCAGGAGGCCCGTCGCGAGGCGCTCGACGCCATCCGCGAGGAGATCGCCGCCCGCCAGGAGGCCCGTCGCGAGGCCATCGACGGGCTGCGCGAGCAGATCGACGAGCGCCGCCGGGCCTACGACCTGGAGCGCGAGAACCGCGACGAGGCCCGGCAGGCCCAGCAGGAGGCGTTCGCCGAGCAGGAGCGGCAGGCCGAGCGGGCGCACACGATCTCGCAGGACCGCTACCGCGACCAGATCGACGCCCTCCGCGCCCAGGCCGACGCCGTCGAGGAGCGGATCGAGCGGGAGAGCGGGGCGCAGCGTGAGCTGGCCGCCTTCGAGCGCGCCGAGGCCGCACGCCGGCGTGCCCAGAGCGTCGCCTCGGCCGAGCGGAACGTGCTGCAGGCCCGGACGGGCCGGGAGCGCGCCGACGCCCTCCAGCGCCTCGCCGAGATCCGGGCCGAGGCGACGGCCGACGCCCGTCGGGAAGAGCTGCAGGCCCGGATCGAGCGCCAGCGGGAAGAGGGCGACCGCCGCCGCGAGGCGATCCAGGCGAAGATCGCCGAGCTGGAGCGCAAGGCCCGAGCCGAGGACCGCGCCTACCAGCGCGACCGCGACGCGCGGCGCGAGGCGTTCGAGGCCCAGCAACGGGCGCAAGCCGCCGCCGACCGTGCCGAGGAGAAGGCCGAGCGCGAACGCCGCCGGGCGGAAGACGCCCAGGTCCGGGCGCTCGAGAAGGCCGACCGCGAGGCGACCAAGCGCGAGCAGGCCGAGATCAAGGCGCTCGAGAAGGCCGACCGCGAGCAGACCAAGGCCGAGAACGCGGCCATCCGCGCGGCGGAAGCCTCGGCGCGGGCCGAGGAGCGGGCCGATCAGGCCCGGCTGCGCGAGGAGGAGCGGGCCGCGCGCGAGGCCGATCGCGCCGCCGATCGGGCGCTCCGCGAGCAGGAGCGGGCGGTCGCCGCCCAGCGCGACGAGTTGCAGGCTCGGGTCGCGGCGCAAGAAGAGGCGCGCGACGCCGCCCGCCTGGTTCGGCTGCGCGAGTCGGCCGAGCTCGAGCAGCGGATCCTCGACAACCGCCAGCGGGCGCTCGAGGCCCAGGACGTCGCGGCGGCGGCCCAGGCCGAAGCCGACCGCGTCCGGAACGAGGCCGAGGGGCGGGCGCTGGCCGACCGCAAGGCGGCGCTCGACGACCAGCACGACGCGATCGTCCGCAACCGCGACGCCGCACTCGTCGGCCTCGACGAGGAAGCAGCCAAGCTGACCATCGCCAAAGACCGGGCAACCGAGCTGGTTGCGCAGATGGAGGCGGTCGTCAAGGCGACCCAGGAGGCGGTCAAGCAGGCGCAGGCGTTCGGGCAGGCGTTCTCGGCTCCGGTTGCGTCCGACGACCTCGATGCCCCCAGCCATCATAGCGTCCAGCAGTCGCGCACCTCGACGCTGGTCGATATGGGGAAGTCGTGGGGCGAGACCATCGCCAAGGCGATCGACGGGGCGCTCCGCGCGCAACTGGATATCAACGGCCACCTCAGGCTCGGCCAGTGGTTCTTGGAAGAGAGCGGCAAGGCCGCTCTCGCGGTCGCTGAGGGGTTCTCCAAGACACTCACCGACGACCAGACGGCCGAGAAAGTTGCCCTGGAGTGGGGCACGCGGTCGCGCGACGCGATCGTCAAGGGCGTCTGGGACGCCCAGTCACCCTCGAAGGTCACGATCCAGCTGGGCAAGGATGTCGCTGAAGGCTTCGTCCAGGGGCTGGCTACCAACGAGCGGGCCATCGTCGACGCCCTGGAGGCGCCCTGGATCGAGGTCGACCAGCGCTTCTGGCCCGAGGTCGAGCGGAAGTGGAAGACGGCCGGCGCCGACCACGCCAAGGCGTACGCCGAGGGCTTCAAGGGCGAGCGGGTCCAGGACGACATCGACAGGTGCATCGACGACGTGCTCCGCAAGATCCGCGAGAACGACCGCCTGTTCAAGCTGGCCGGCGGGCGGGCCGCCGGCGAGTTCTCCGAGGGCTGGTGCGACCTGCTCTCGCTCCGTGACTGCTTCGCCCGCGAGATGGAGTGGATGGAGAACAACGCCCAGGCCTACGGCACCCGGGTCGGCGCCAGGTTCAGCACCGGCTTCGGCGAGACCGCCACCGTGGGCGGCTCGCCCGCCGGCGGCGGGGCCACCGGCGGCGCCATTCAGGAGTGGCACGAGTCCTGGGGCGGCATCTGCAGGATCTGGCGCCGCTACACCGGGGGATGGGCCGTGTACAGCCGTCACGCGGCCCACGCGGGCATGCAGTCCGGCCCGCCCCCCGGCGCGCCTGGCACCACGCTGAGCGGGAGCCCCGCGGGTTCGCAGCCGCAGGCCCGCGCCGTCGGCGGCCCGCTCTGGCCGAACATGGACACCGTCGTCGGCGAAGACGGGCCCGAGATCGTGCGCTGGCGGGCCGGGACGCCGACCGTGATCCCGCACGCCCTGTCGATGTCGACGCTGGGCGGCGGCGGGTTGGCCTCGATCGGTGGGCGGGGCGCCGTCTCGGTCTCGGTCAACCAGACCATCCACGCATCGCCCGGCATGGACGCGAACGCGCTCGCCCGAGTCGTGACCGACCAGGCGGTTGCCGCGATCATCGACGTCCTCGACGACGCCGAGCGCCGCACGCCGAACCCGCTCTCGCGAATCCTTCCGGGCGCGCTTCGATGAGGAGTCTAGACGGCAACCGGACCATGCGTCGTGTGCTGAGCGGCAGGGGAATTGAACCCCTTGCCGCCTCCGACCGGTACGTAGACGGGAGATCCGACACCACCGCTCAGCACACGAATTATGCCCGCTACCAGCTGGGAGGCGGCGTTGGCTAGCTACACGTTCGACAACATCACCTGCGCGCCCAGGATCGACCAGATGGTCGGCCAGGTCAACCCTGGCGAGTCGCTCTACTCGGTCCGCAACATCCCGTACTCGTCGAGCTCCGTGCTCGATCTCGGCGGCCTCGGCGTCCGGCGCTACGGCCCGATCGAGGTCAAGGTGGACCCGGACGACGCCGCCGACTTCGAGGCGCTCCTGCAGGAGTCGGCCGAACTGGTCGTCAACGGCACGACCTACGCCCGGGCCACGCTGGTCGAGCTGTCGAACAAGCAGGTCACGGCCCGCAACGACTGGGTCTTCTACACCGCCCAGTGGGTCGTGGGGTAGCCGATGGCCTCCCCCGGCCCGTCCGTCATCACCAACCCGGCGCCGGCCACGGGCCTTGCGGTCCGTCGGCCGCGCTTCCAGGTGTTCGTCGACGGCGAGCCGCTGCCGTTCGTGCTGGAGATGACGATCACGCGCGGCCTCGATCAGGACATGGCGACGGCCGAGGTGCACTACCCGCATCCGCTGCCGGACTTCGTGCGCCAGTGGTCGAAGGTCCAGGTCCTGGCCGGGGCCGGCACCCACTACGTCGAGCGGTTCGTCGGCTACGTCATCGCCGTCGACATGAGCCTCTGGCCGGGCGCGAAGATGATCCGCTGCCAGGACGTGCTCGCCATCGCCGCCAACAAGTTCACTCCCGAGGAGCAGGACCTCCACGACCTGACGGACCAGTTCGCCGTCCGCGAGATCCTGTTCGACTGCGGCTACCACGAGGGGACGTTCTCGGGCATCAACGGCGACACCCCGGGCTCGGGGACCGGCGTGCTGCTGGCCGACGTCGAAGAGGCCCAGTTGTTCTGGGAGCTGGGCCAGTCGGGCCTGGAGGCGATCCAGGGCATCGACTCGATCAGCCTCGGCTGGCGCACCTACGCCACCGCCGGCGGGCGGATCGTGCGGACCCTGATCAACACCGACCCGAACACGGTCGACACCGTCCACGACTTCGGCGAGGGCGTCGACATCATCGACGGCTCGGCCACGATGGAGATCCTCGACCCCCGGAACGAGATCACGGTGACGGGGTTCGACGGCTCGGTCACCGTCACGCTCGACCCCGAGGACGACCCGTTCGAGTGGAGCCGCAACTCCTACTGGATCCGCTTCATGGCGCTGCGGACCCAGGTGCTCTCGTCGGGCGTCTTGAACCCCGAGGACGTGGCGACCTACATCCTCTCGCAGATCGGCAAGCCGCTGATCTCGGTGACGTTCTCGACCCACCTGGATATCCCGTTCGTCGGCCAGGAGGTCATCGGCCTCACCTCCGAGCACCTCGAGGTCGACCAGCACTTCTGGGTCCAGTCGGTCCAGCTGTCGATCACGCCCGACGGACAGTTCACGCAGACGATCACCGGCATCTCGGCGCTCCAGCCCCAGAACCGCCACATGGTCGTGCCGCCCGTGGACGTGGGCGACGTGCCGGACATCTCGCCCGGCGACGACATCGCCGGCGGCGAACTCGGCGCCCCGGTGGCCTCGTCGAACGCCGATATCCTGGCCGACTTCACGATCGTCGGGATCGACCGCGAGACGGCCGAATTGCCCGAGAACCCGACCGGGACCGGATCCGCCTACTACATCGTGACCTGTGCGGCGACGGCCTCGTCCATGACCGGCCTGATCACCGACTGGGCCTGGTCGGCCACGGGGACGGGCGTCACGGTCACATCGGGCTCCGGCCAGACGTTCACGACGGCCTTCACCGAGCTCGCCGGGGCCGAGATCACCCTGACGGTCACCGACGCCAACGGCAGTACCGGCAGCGTCACCCACAGCCCTGATGATGCCGCCGTGCCGGTCCGTGCACGGACCCTGTTCGCCTGCACGACCGACAAGATGCTGGCGAACGACGGCACCCAGTGGCGCGAGGCGACCCCGGCGGGGGCGGCCACCGTTCAGTGCGTCGCCAACGGCCCGATGTGGGGCTGCGGCGGGTACGTCGCGGTCTCGGAGGACTACCTCGCGACGGCGCCGACCGAGACCTCGGTCTTCGGCGGCGAGGACGTCTCGACCATCTGGATCTCGGAGGCGAACAGCCTGTTCGCGGCCGCCGGCGGCGACGGCGGCTCCGTCAGCGTGACCCGCGATCGCGGCGTCACCTGGGAGGCGCGAACCAGCCCGGGGAGCTCGGTCAAGTTCATCATCGTCTCGATCCACGACTCCTCCGAGTTGCACGTCGTCACGCCCGAAGGGTGGCTGAAGAGTCAGGACGAGGGCGAGTCGTGGGACATGGTCCGCGCGGGCGACTTCACGTATCTCGAGCTCTCCCACTCGCGGAACATCATCGTGACGGCCGCCGGCGCCCTGGAGAAGGCCGAGGACGGCACGCCGTTCACGGGCATCACCGGCACCGTGGTCGCGGCGACCGCCCACATTCGCGAGGACCGCTTCTACGCCCTGACCTCGGACGGCAACACCTGGGTCCAGGACACGCCGGGGTCGTTCGCGATGGTCGCCGGCGAGCCGATTCCCGATGGCGAGCCGTACCACGCCGGGACCTACCGCGACGGCCTCCAGGTCGACCTCGTCTACTTCGCCGCGCAAGAGGGCGGCCTCTGGAAGACCCTCGACGGGTTCCAGACCGCCAACGGCTACCTGCGCATTCTGCGAGACGGACTGCTCACACCATGAGGACAGCATCATGCCGGTAATCGGGGTCTCCCACGGACGCTGGGCCACGGTGCCGCCGGTGGTGGCGACCTCGACCCGAGTCTACGTCGCGGGCGACTCCGGGACGATCTACAAGTCATCCGACGGCGGCGTAACCTGGGAGGAGTTGACCGGGCACGGGCTGACCGGCAGCGACTACGTGCTGGCCGTCGAGTCGGCGGCCGGCGGCAACGACGTCGTCTACCTCTCGAACAACAGCGGCGCCCGGGTCTCGATCGACGGCGGCGCGTCCTGGTCGACGATCCTCGGCCCGACCGGCGGGCGCCTGATCTGGCCGGAGGTCGGCCCGGACGGGGCCGTCTACTCGCACAACAGCTACCGCTCGACCAACCACGGCACGTCGTGGTCGGCCATCCCCGGCTCGGGCTTCATGGAGTCGGCCACGGCCGGCAAGCTCTGGTCGGGCTACTCCGCGACCCAGATCAGCCGGATGGATACCGACGGCACCGATCAGGAGCTGCTGACCCTGGCGAATACCTGGAACAGCGGGCCGACGGTCCGGGGCCAGAGCGACACGATGGCGCTGATCTTCGGCTTCAACATCACCTCCTCGCCGTACCTCGAGAAGATGGTCGGCACGACCGCCAGCGACATCAGCCCGCCCGTCACCGGCGACATCAGCGACCGCGAGTGGATCTGGGCCGAGTCGAACGACGGGGGCACGACGATCCTGGCACTGATCGTCGAGTCGGACCAGGACCAGGATTATCGGGGCCAGCTCTGGCGCTCGGCCGACGGCGGGTCGGCCTGGACGAAGGTGGCCGACGACGTCAACCTGATGCCGCTGCCGGACTCGCTGCTCGGGCCGACGATCGCCTACGACCCGAACGATACGAGCCTCTGGTACGTCCTCGGCGGGAACCCGTTCAACGACTGGCCGTCCCCCACCACCGTCGACGCCGTGCTCTGGCAGTCGACCGACAACGGCCTGACCTGGAACAACGGCCCGATCGCGGCCGGCGAGACGGTGCTCGGCGTGATCCGGACGGCCTCGGGATGAGCATGATCATCCGGCCGCCATCCGTCTCGCCGGCCCACCAGCGCCGGCTCAAGCGCACCATCACGCGCCTGCTGGACCGCGCCCACGAGCAGGCCGAGCGGACCGCCATCGGCCTGCACCGGACCATCATCACCCAGAACGGGACGGTCACGCCGACCGTGATCCCGGACCTGGCCGGCGACGTGATCGGCGCCATCATCGCCAACACCATCGCCAAGATCCGCGGCGTCCCCGTCTCCGGCATCGCCCCGGTCGAGGGGCAGGCGCTGGTCTACGACGGCACCGAGTGGATCCCCGGCTCGCCGGGCGACGCCTCGGGCGTCATCATCGACTACTCCTCGCTGGTCAACGAGGCCACGACCCCGCAGGGGGCGACCTTCTCGGCCTCGAGCACGTCGGGCATGGCCACCCAGACGGCCGCCTATGCCGCCGACAACGACGACGCCACCTACTGGCTCTCGGTCGCCGTCGCCTACCCGACCGAGCCGGCGCCCGGCGCCTGGTGGAAGGCCGACCTCGGTTCGGCCAAAGAGATCACGTGGTATCGGGTCGTCCAGCCCACGGCGACCCCGTTCCGGGCGTCGTCCTCGAAGCTGCAGTCCTCGACCGACAACGCGGCCTGGACCGATCAGGTCAGCTTCGGCGTCTTCGGCGACTCCGGACTGCTGGAATTGCCGGCCCCGGTCACCGCCCGCTACTGGCGGGTGCTCGGGGTGGCCCAGACGCCGCTGACGTCGCTGGCGGCGAACTACTGGGGCCTCGCGACCGTCGCGCTCTATTCGGGCCAGCCGACCGAGCAGGCACCGGGGCACACGATCGAGGACGAGGGCGTCGGGGTCGTCCAGCGGGCGGTGATGAACTTCGTCGGCGCCGGGGTTGCGGTCGCCGATGCGGGCGGCAAGACGACCGTCACGGTGGCCGGCGGGACCACGTTCGACGATGGCGCCAGCCCCGCCGACCTCGGGGCCGCCGCGGCACCCGGTGACGACGCCTTCGCGGCCCGGCGGGACCACGTCCACCTGGACCCGGTCGTCGCCCACGCGGCGGCGGCGGACCCGCACGCGGGCTACCTGCTGGAGTCCCTGGTCGACGCCAAGGGCGACTTGCTGGTCGGGACCGCCGACAACACGCCTGCGCGACTCGCGGTTGGAGCGAACGGCCAGGTGCTGACCGCCGACTCGGCCGAGACGCCCGGGGTGAAGTGGGCCACGCCGTCGGCCTCCTCGTCCGCCCACTGGGAGATCCTGACCGACGGCTCGCTCGACGGCTTCGTCTGGGTCGAGTCGGGCGGCGTCTACGAGCTCGTCTATGCGGAGGTGCCCTAGTGGCCGTACTCGCCGACATCATCGGGCGCGGGCTGGCCTCCGGCCGCCCCGCCGCCGGCACCGAGGGGCGCATCTACTCCTCGACCGACACCGGCGCCCTCGAGCGCGACAACGGCAGCTCGTGGGACTCCATCGGCGGCGCCGGGGCCGGCCAGGTCAGCACGCTCAACTTCGTGATCGACGGCGGCGGGGCCACCATCGCGACGGGGATCAAGGGCGACCTGGCCGTGGACTTCGCCGGCACCATCACCGGCGTCACCCTGCTGGCCGACCAGAGCGGCTCGATCGTCGTGGATATCTGGAAGGACACGTACGCCAACTACCCGCCGACCGACGCCGACTCGATCACGGCCGCGGCGCCGCCGACCATCTCGGCGGCCACGAAGAGCCAGGACACGACCCTGACCGGCTGGACGACGTCCATCTCGGCGGGTCAGATCCTCCGGTTCAACGTCGACTCGGTGACCTCCATTCAGCGAGTGACCGTGGCCCTGAAAGTAACGAGGAGCTGACGATGCGCCCAACCGATCGGAGGATACCGTGGCACTGACCAAGACCGACGAGCAGGTCGTCTACGCCATCGCCGAGACGGCCGCGAACGTCGTTTCGGTCGGCGCGGCGCTGGACGTCTCGACCTACTACGCCGGCCTCCTGCGGATTCGGATGGGCCGCTCGACCGGCACGGCCTTCACGGTCGGGCCGACCGTGCGAGTCGAAGGCACGCCTGAAACCGGCGCCGAGACGGCCGACCAGTGGGCGGTCCTCGCCCAGTTCCAGATGGCGGTCGGCGCCTCGATTGGCAGCCAGGCCGTCTCCGGCACCGAGGCCGCCGGTCAGACCGTCGTGACGCTGGCCGCCGGCACCAACTTCGCGGCCGGCGACTACGTCTTCTTCCACAACACGACCATCGGCAACAGCGAGTGGTCGCGCGTCGTCTCGGTCGCCTCGGCCGACCTGACGCTGGAGGAGGGGCTGGTCAACGCCCAGACCGGCGCGACGGCCCGCGATCAGGCCGAGCAGTACATCTGCGCGCTCGACCTGACCTGCATCAACGCGCTGCGGATCGTCGTCTCCGCTCCCGGCAGCGGGCAGGCCGTCGTCTGCCACGTCACCGGCGGGTTCGTGTCTGGCCTGTGAGGCAGCGATGACGTTCTGGCGCTCGAAGCCGCCGCCCGGGGTCAGGATCGACCCGTCCCACCCGCTCGCGCAGGGGCTGGCGCTGTGCTACGCCCTCAACGAGGGGGCCGGCTACCCGAGCGACTGCGCCGGCCGCCTCAATCAGGTGGCCCTGAACAACAGCTCAATCAACGCCGCGCCGGCCTGGTCGGCGCGCGATGGCGTCGGGATGTCGTTCCCCTCGTCGTCGTACCTGCGGACCAATACCGGCAACGCGCTCGCGGATGCGCCATTCAACGGCGACCTCTCGCTGGTGGTGCGGGCGCTGTCCACCACGGCGAGCGCCCAGGACGTGGTCAACAAGATGTCGTCGGCCGGGGCTACGCTGACCGTCTTCGACCTCCAGATTCGGTCGACCGGCGCGTTGACGCTGGTGCGTTCGAACTCCGGCTTCCGCGACCACGTCGGGCCGGTCATCACGGCGAACGCCATCCAGACCTGGGGCGTCAGCTCGCATCGCCTGATCGAGACGCTGCCAACCTTCTATCTCAACGGCGTCGGCTCGATTGCAACACTCGGCAGCGGCAGTGGAACCGGGCAGCCCGCGAGCAACACGGCCGACATCCATGTTGCCCGGCGCCTGACCTCGACCCTGACGTTCGCCGGCACGATCTGGTTCATCGGCATCTGGTCGCGGCTGCTCTCGGCGCAGGAGCACGCCGAGATGGCCGCCAACCCCTACCAGATCTTCGAGGCGCCGGCCTGGACGCGCATCCAGCCCGTCGTCGGCGGCGGCGGGAGCGGGGCGCGCTCGATGGTCGTGGTGGCCGGCTGAGATGACCGCGAGACGAGGGCACACGGTGGGCGATCGGAGGTGTGGGTGAGTGGACAGCGGGGTGTGTTTCTCGCCGGCGGCGCTGGCGCTGCTGGCGTCGATCTGGATCGTCATCCAGGGGACGATCGTCACCCTGTTCTGGCTCCTGCTCAGGACGAAAGACGGTCAGCTCGCGGACTCGAAAGCGAGCGAGGAGGCCTGGAAGCGGGTCGCCCTGCGCGGGACCGAGCTCGCCAAGTATTTCGGGGAGAAAGCGACGGCATCGTGAGGTGGCTGACGATGATGTGGCAGCGACTCCTGTATCGGCCCGGACCACCGGAGCCTCCACCGCCGGCGCGCGATCCGGACCTGGACGCCGTGCGCCGGGAGCAGCACGACCTGATCAACAGGGTGACATCGAGCGAGTTGCGACGGCAGCTCCGGGAGCGACGGGTGGACATGCGGACACAGGTCTGGCGGCGTGACGATGCTTGACCGCCAGGCGGTGACGTTCGTGGAGGCCGTCGTGCTGCTGCTCTCGAACGGCCTCGGCGGGGCGTTGGCGCTGCTGGCGTGGCGCGTCTCGGACGTGGACGTCCAGGAGGCGATCCACTGGGAGCCGCCGACCGAGGACCAGGGCGAGCAGGCGCGCCTGCGCCACAACCGCCGGGTGGTGACCGAGGATGCCCGCCTCGGCGAGGCGGCCCGATTGCTGTGTCACGCGCTGATCGCCCTGATCGGCCTGTTCTGGGTCTTGACGCCCCAGCCGACCAACCCGTCGGTGATCTGGTGGGCCATCGCCATCCGGGCCGTGGCCCTCGGCCTGTCGGTCCTGCTGATCGGGAAGACCCTCCACCACCTGGAAGCGAGATATCGGTTCGACAAGCCCTGGCTCGACGGGGCGACGTGGACGAACCTGGCGCCGGCGCTGCGGTTGGCCTGGTCCGACTGGCGGGATCGGCCCCGCGCCGGGCGGGGGGACGGGTGATGCCGGCCCCGCGCCGATTCTTCCTGGGGTCGTTCCTGCTGGCGTTCCTGTTCGGCCTCGGCCTCTACGGCGCCTTCTGCGTGAACGTCCAGACGGCGCCGCCGACGCCGGTCTCGACGCTGGTGGTCGTCCAGCCGGCCTCGCCCTCGCCGACCGTCTACGTGTTCGCCACCATGACGCCGCTGCCCGAGCGTTTGCCGGCGGTCCCGACCGCAACGCCCGTGCCGGAGGTGCTGATCCTCGATGCCCCGCTCCCGACCGCGACACCGCCACCGATGCTCGTCCTGCCGCCGCCGACCAACACCAGACTCCCGATCCAGAAGGGGTGATCGATGAGCAAGAACCGAGTGTTTGAGATCGAGTTGCGCGTGAAGGCCCACCAGCAGCCAGACGCGGTCATTTCGCGCGAGTACACCAGCCACGAGAAGGCCAGCACCGATGGCGTGGCCGGCGAGATCTGGGAGGGCGTGGCCGACGCCGTCAAGGCCAAGATGAAGTCGGTAGCGGACGGGAACTAAGACTAAGGAGACCGAACCATGAAGCGACGACTCCTGATCCTCGGAGCGCTGCTGCTGTCCACGCTGGTCGCGCTGCCGGCCGTGCCGGCGCTCGCCTTGAACCTCTGGTGCTCGGTCGTGCCGCTCGGCGCGCTGGCCGGCCAGCCGCCGCCGATCTGGTGCCTGGACCCGCCGGAGACGGGGCCGGGGACCGCGATCAAGGGTAGCAATACATGGCTGGATGAATTCAACCACGGATTGAGCACGGCATCGCTTGGACCCGACTACGTCTCCTATGAGGGCCTGAACGGCTTCAAAACGCAGCACTGGCGCCACAATGACCACTGGATGGTTGATGTTAGCGGCCAAGATCCTGATGGCCCGCCGCCCTGGAATTGGGGCGCCGGCGGGTTGATGCGTCCCGCCCAGTCGTTCAGATTCGTGAACGGAAAACTCGTCGTGGAGGCCGACGTGGCCGCCGGTGTCGAGGACTACGCCGGCAATGCCTGGCCGGAGATCGTCGTCTCGATGGCGCCGCAACCGACCGGTAAAGTTGTTGATGTGTTGTACGGCTACGGCCAGTTCGGTGGATTCTGGACGGTGGGCTGCCGTCTCCAGGCACAGCGCTCTCCGATCTGCGCGCTCTATTCTGACACCGCCGAGAACAGCGGCAATGGCGGGCGCGTGTTCGAGATCAGTGCCCACCAGTGGGAGGGCGCGACCGTCACCGGCGGCGGGCCATTCACCCCTGAACAAGATGCCGCGTGGCGAGTGTGCCGAGGCACCGACCCCGACGAGAACTGTCGGGATAGGTTCAGGTGGGAGATCACGAAAGACACGCTCACGATTTTCGTGAACGGCGTGCTTTATATGCGACACGCGGGACTCCCGCCGGATAAACAGATCCCCGATGCGATGTTGAGCGGCAACGTCTACGTCTATCTGGCCGACTGGATCTACCTGCCCGACGACAAGGTCGTCCGATTCCACTGGGACCGCCTCGCCGTGAACCCGGCCGGTGGCGGCACCGCACCGACGCCTACCCCGGTGGCGGCCACGCCGACGCCGACCCGCACCCCGACGCCCGTCCCGGGGACGGCCACCCCGACACCGGTGCCGGGCACGAGCACGACCGTCACGTTCGACGACAAGGCGGGCCAGGATCAGGCGCTCAATGGGCAGTACCCAACGAACGTCATCAATTGGGGCACCGGCCAGTGGTGGCACTCCGGCCCGTTCGGCGCATTTACCACCAAGAGCGTGTCGTTCACCGAGGGGCGCACGTCGTCGGTGTTCACGTTCGTCTCGCCGAAGAAACTGGTCAGCCTCAAGGCGTTCAACGGCGGCGGCTCGTCCGACCCGGCGACCGTGACGCTGGCCTGCTCCGGTCAGCCGACCAAGACCGTCTCGGTGCCGTTCGGCCAGGTCACGACCATCACGACGGGCTGGACCGGGGCGTGTACGACGGTCACCGTTACGTCGAGCAAGGGCTGGGATCTGAACGTCGATGACTTCGTGATCCAGTAAGGAGAATCTCACCATGCGACGCATCTTGATGATCGCCGCGCTGCTTGCCCTGCTGGTGCTGCCGGCGCCGGCTACCCAGGCTGCGGACTGCCGGACCTACTCGCACACCTACGACGCCGGCAAGACCGTCACCGGCTTCGAGGCGTCGGCCACCGATGGCTGCAACGTCGCCACCTGGACCGGCTCGATCGGCCAGGGGGCGGGCGGGGGATCGCACACGTTCAAGACGAACGGCCACCGTGGCTACTCGTGGCAGGACGGCTACGGGCTCCCGCGCTACGGCGACGACCAGCAGAGCTGTCTCGCTCGGGCGGTCGAAGAGGCCAACGGGTATTTCACGAACTACTTCCGTGCGCCGGCCGGGACCGAGGTCACCGTCCGCTATCGGTGTGACTGACATGGACGGACTGACCGCGAAGAACGTCACGCAGTACGTCGTCTGGGCCGTGCTCAGCGTCGCGGTCGGTTGCCTGACCGCGCTCGCCGAGCAGTTGCCGGGCGATGACCCGATCAACTGGCGAGTCATCATCTCGGCCGGCGTCTCCGCGCTGCTGGCCGTCCTGGTGATGGTCGTCCGCTCGATGATGCTGCCACGGGTCGGCTCTGAGCCGCTCGCCGAGCAGGTCGACCACCTGAAGGCGAGCGGCGTCCCGAGGGCGCACATGGTCGTCATGGACGCCGGCACGAAGCGGGAGGCACAGCGGGCGACCACGCACGCCGAGAACGCCAATGAGGGCGAGCCGGTGCCGGCCGTCGATCATGAGGCGCCGCCGGCCAGAGGAGCATGATGTGGCAAGCCTAGGGCTCAACGTCGACCGCTCCGGCCGCCATAGCCCGGACCTGATCCGCTCGCAGAATTCCACCTGGCAGCGGATCGTGGCGCTGCCCGACATTGACCTGTCCGTCCACTTCCGCAACTGCCGGCAGGCCGGCGTCCAGACGTTGCTCGCACTGGCTCGCGAGAGCGCGGGGGATTACGCCCGGTACAACCGCCTCTACGGCTCGCTCGTCTCGGCCGTCCAGGTTGGCAACGAGCCGGATCTGGAATCCGATTCGTCGTGGACGATGACCCAGGGCGAATTGGTCGCGCTGGGCAAAGCGGCGCGTTCGGCGTTCGGGCCGACGATGCCGCTCGTTGCTGCCGGGTTGGCGTCTGGGCACCCGGAATGGCTCGACGGCGTCGATTTGAGTCCCTTCGATGCGATCGCGTTCCATCCCTACCTCAAGGACGCGCCGAATCCGGACGACCTGGAAGACCTCCCCGATGTGGACGCGCTGGCCCGGGAGTATGCGCGCTTCGGGAAGCCGCTCATCATCAGCGAGTGGGGCTGGTGGTCCGATCAGGAGCCGCGGGCATCCGAGGAAGTCCGCGACATGATCCGCTGGGCGGCCAGAACGGACCTGATCGACGTCTTCTTCTACTTCTGCACCGACGATCTCATGGTTCCGCCCTTCGGCCTGCTCGACGCCCAGGGCCGTCCGAAGCCGCGAGCCCGCGCGTTCCGCGATGAGGCGGCCAACGCCATTCACTCGCTCTGGCCGACCGTCACCGAGCCGCCGGTCGACCCCGAGCTGCCGCAGCCGGGCCCTGCCCTCCCCAATGCATGGCTCTGGTGGACGGCCGACCAGATCGCCACCGCGGCGCAGTGCCCGATCGAGGCCGTCCGCGAGCACTGGCCGCGCCTGGCCGAGCAGCTGAACCATTGCGGCATCCTGGAAAAGAACGTGGCGATCGCGCTGATCGGGACCATCGCCATCGAGTCGGCCTCGACGTTCCGGCCGATCCACGAGTACCGCAACGCCGACGGCAGCATCCCCGCCGTCTGGCACACCTACGACGGCGGGCCCGCGTTCCACGGACGCGGCTTCATCCAGCTCACCCACCGCTCCAACTACGCCGCCTACGGCCCGAAGGTGGCGGCCCTCTGGGGCGCCGGCGGCTGGGAGCCGGACTTCGACCTCGTCGGCGACCCCGACCGGGCGCTCGACCCGGACATCGCGGCGGCCGTCGCGGCGCTCTACTTCCGGGACGCCGCCGGTGGCGCGCTGCTGGTGGCAGCCAGGGCCGGCCAGTGGGATCAGGTCCGGCGGTATGTGCTGGGCGGTCCCGACCCCAACGGCTCGGCCAGGATCGCGCGGATCGCCCAACAGCTCGGGGCCGTGACGCCGCAGCCGATCCCGCCCGCCGAACCCGACGTGAAACAGGCGTACGAGATCGCCCTCAAGACGTTGAGAGACGAGACGCTGCCGGCCATCCGTCGGGAGCAGGCCGCGGCCGAGGAGCGCCTGGACAAGGCCCAGGCGATGCTCGACGAGGCCCGCCGCATCGTGGCCCAGATGGTCGGGCCGCCGGCCTAGCTCTCGGTGCGCTCGTCGGGCGCGGCGGTGTCGTCCGGCGCGAACGCACCTAACCCGCCATCCTTCGCGAACTTCCTGAGCACGGCAGCCAGATCCTTCGCCTGCGCGTTCGTCAGGTGCATGCGGCACCCGCCCACGCCGAGCCAGATCGCGTAATACTCGGCCGACGAGGACTCTTGAATGCTGCACTCCTGGCCGTACCGGTCACGAAAACCCCCGTGCATGAATCCGCGCCCGGTCACGGTCCATTCGATATTCAGTTCATCGTCGCCGAACTCGGCCAGATCATTCAGGTTCGTCTCGCAATGACACGCCATTCTCACTTTCACTCCTCTCCATGCTCGGCGGGCGCGTTGTCATCGTCGTCACGATAGTATTCCGCCCGCAGGGCGCCACGGATCAACTGGTTCTCCGTGGCGTTGATTTCGCGCTCAACCATGTTGCGTTGCGCCCAGGTGAGATCCTTCCAGCGCGGCATCTGCGGCGGCCGCAGCGGAAACGCCCGCATCGCCGCTTCCAGGCGTTCGAGTGTCAATCCATCGTCGCTCATCGCCCCTCCGTGCGCTCGGCGGGCGCGGCTGCCAGGGCGGCGCGGGCACGCTCGCAATGCTCGGAATGGTCGTCGCCATATTCCCAATCGTCCGGACACCCGCACCATTTGTCGCCGTCGCCATGCCCCATCCCGATCAGTGCCGCCTTGAGCCGCTCGACCTCGGCGCGGGCGGTGTCTCGCTCGCAGCTCAGCGTCCGATTCGCCTCGAGGAGGCGCTCGCATCCCGTGCAGTACGGCGCATCGCTCATCCGTCACTCCCTCCCCCGCGCCTGCCGACGAGCGGCGAGGCGGGCCTTGAACTCGCTGCGGGGCACCATACTCCGCAGCGCCTCAATGGCGTCCTCCACGTAGCCGTGGGCGCTGGTGACGTTCGGATCGGTCGTCAGCATGTACAGTTCAATGAGCATACCCTCGACGACCTCAAGGTCAGCGAGGGCGTCACTCCGGAGGGCTTCCTGCTCGTCATTCATCAGAAGGCGTCCACGAGAATGTGATCGTCGCAGTAGTCCTCGCCGCGTGCCCGGTCCTCATTGCAGTCCTTCGCCTTGCAGGCGCCGAAGACCTCCTTGTATCGCTCCACACACTCCCTGGGCGTGAGAAACGGCCGCTCGTCCGGTGCTATCCTACGCCTTCGGTCCATCAGTGGTCCCTCCTCTGGTGGGCTGAGCCGCCGGCCCCTGACCGGGCCGGCGGCGCTTGGGTGGTCGTTACTCGGGGATCGTCACGGTGCCGAGTCGGTCGCTCTGGTAGGTCGGGATCGCCTTCGCTGCACGGTACATGTCCTGCGTCTCGGCACACTGGCGGCAGAGCGTCCACCGCTTGCCGTCCGGGCGCGCGCGGGTCGTGAAATAGGATCGGTCTCGCTTGAATCCGCAAACGTTGCACCGTTTCATCGTCGGTCCTCGTTGATCTGCGCGGCGAACGCCTCACAGTCCTCGTCGGTCGGATTGTCGATGTCCCAGTCGCCCACCTGACGGAGATCGTTCGCGGTCGCCAGCACCTCGCCGGCGCGGTCCCCTTCCAGAAACGTCCCGTCACGGGTGGTGTAGCCGAGCGAACCCGACACAACCTCGATCATGTCCGTTACGGCCTCATCTTCATCCAGCCACGCCACGAGCATCGGGTCCATGCCGGTTGAGGTCAAGAGTGCTCGGATGTCGGCTGCGGTTACCTGTGCCATCGTCGTCTCCAGTGCCCCGGCGGGGCGGGGGTGTAGCCGGCTGCTTCGTGTCAGACTACTTTCATCAACGGCTGTCCCGCCGGGCCGCAGGCTTCATTGGTACACGTCCGCACGTAGATGGGGCGCCCTGTCCGATTGCGGGTCCACTTCGCGAGATGATCGGCGTACTTACGTATGCTGATCCTGCCCCCTTCGCCTTCAGTTTGCCGCGACGGATCATCCGTGAGATGCCAGTGCTTGCGTGCCATCGTCCTGTCCCCCGCGCCCTCGGCGCTCGTCGTCTGTCTGATCTACTCATCGGTGTACGGATCGGTTGCCCATTCTTCGATGGGCGGACACTCGCAGTCGTAAACGTGGAGATCGTGGCGGGTGCAGTAGAAGTCCTCGCACCCGCTGCAACGTAGCCAGGTCACTCAGCCTCCTGCACCGGATACACGCCCAAGAGCTTGACGTGGTCGTACGGATACCCCTCCGCATTGTTGACGGCGCCGGCCCAGGTCTTCGACCAAACGACGTGGTAGCGAGTGCAGGGAATGCGGTAGTCGGGATTGACAACACTGAAGCGAGCCGGCAGGCTTGCGTCACCCTTGCGAGTCCCGGCGACGATGACACCCTTCTCAGGATCATCGCGCTGCTCGGTGACGGCGGCAAACTTGTACGCCGATGCTGTGGTTCGGGTGAAGGTGCCGAACGGAGTTTCGACCTTGATCGTCTGCTTCGCCATGTCCGTGCTCCTTGCTGATCTACCTACAGTATACACACTCCATACACACTATGCAAGTGATTGGAGTGCGCAATATCGGGCACTTTGCGCACGTGTGTATGGCTACGAAGTGTGTATACTGGTAGGGGAGGCATCATGGAACGACGAAACGTCATGATTGATGACAAGACGATGCGAGCCGCCGACTGGCTCAAAGAGGTCTACTCACTCGGATCGACCAGCGCCGCTCTCCGTTACGCCGTGCGCGAACTGGCGCTCCAGACTGGATGGCAGTCTGAGCAGCGGCCACCGAAACCGAAGCGCCGCCAGCAGGCCGGCGCCGGCCGGGAGGAGGGGGAGTGATGGAATCGTGGGCATATTGGCTGCTAACGTGGGTTGGTGGCTTCCTGGTAGGTCTCGGCGCTGGGGGATGGTTGCGGCGCCGGCCTGCTGGCGCCGACCGGGCGGAGGGGGAGTGATGACCGACATGCTTTGCCCGTGCGGGCATCGGGTCGCCAGGCACGGGGCGGCCGGTTGCCTGGATGCGCAGTGGCGTGGTGAGGCGAGCAACGCCTGGTGCCCGTGCGACCTCGATGAGGATGCGGCGACCGATCGGGCGGAGGGGGAGTGACACAAACACAGCCGCCCGGTCGTCCAGTACCGGGCGGCTGCCAGAGACGGATACCGCCTCCACTCCTCTAGGTCACGCACGGCGCATTTCGTTACGTTATGTACGGCCAGATCACTTTGAGCAGCACCAGCACTATGAGCAAGATCGCAACGAGCCATACGATCCAGACCAGCTCAGCCGGCACGGGTAGCTTGCTCGTGATGAGCCAGGCAATCACGTAGATGACCGCACAGACGATGATGGCGATGACGAGCGACAGTATCAACGCTTCCACGGTGGCCCTCCTAACTCGTTCCGACGAACTGGCGACAGATCCGCAAACCTTCATCGAGTAAGCGCTGGGCTTCGTCCATCTCGGCCTCGGCCTGGGCTTGACGTCGCATGATCGCCGGTATCGTTTCGTCGCGAAGCGTCCGCAGTGCGATCTCCAGCCCAGCAATCTGCGTGTCTTTCGGGTCGGCCGGCGGAATTGGCTGCGGGGTTACGGTCCCGAGCTGTTGGGCAATCCGGGCAATTCGCTGTGTCCCATCGGGATCGGGACCACCGAGCACGTAGTAGCGGACCTGATCCCACTGGCCGGCGCGAGCGGCCACCAGGAGCGCCCCGCCGGCGTGGTCGCGGAAGTAAATCGCCGCCGCTGCCGCGCTGAAGTCAGGATCGAGCAACTTGTCAGGGTCGGCCACGAGATCGAAGTCGGGATGATCGGGCGATGTGCCCCAGAGGGCGGCAATCTTCGGTCCGAGTCCCCGGTAGTTCGATTCCCAGGTGTTTTGTATAAAACCTCTGCCATAGAACGGGTAGTACCGCAGCGTCTTGCGGTGGCTCTCGGCCGGCTCCGGCTCGCCCAGGTAGAACGCCTCACGCACGGGACGGAACGTCGATGCCGACTCTTTGGCGATCGTGCCGATCATGGCAATGGCGACCATCCGGTCATAGATGCCGGCGTGCGTCATTTGCTCCACGAGGCGCGGCCAGTTCGCGCGCACGTTCGTCAGCGGGCACTGTGCTGCTGAGCTGATCTGCTCGGCCGTCCACCACGCCCACGGGTCGGGCTTCGGCCGCTCAGGTGGATCCGGCTCGATGGGCGGCTCGGTGACGGTCGGCCAGAGCGAGTGAATCGCCTTCGCGGCTTCCTCAGTAAACGCCTTGGCGCGCGGCTTCGGCTTGCCTCTGGCATCGAGCAGTCCGAACGGCGGCACCATCGCATCATCCATCGCGAAGTAAAAGAAGACCTCGACCAGATCAGTCCGCGCGGCCCACGCGATCATGTCCCGGACTTCCTCGGTAGCCCTGCCTTCCTCGTTGCCCCACCAGCCCCACTCCGTTATCAGCAGCGGTTTCCCGAACCGGGCGTACTCACGGGCCAGCGCGTCCACGTCCGGCAAATCTTCCAGGTCGTCAGGATTCGGCGCGTCCTTGAGATAGGGATGAAACGCGATCGCGTCGCACCAGGACAGGTCAGCACCGTCAAGCCATTCGGGGTGCCCAGACGCCAAACCGGCGCAGACGATGGGCATGGTGGGGCCGAACGCCGACCGCGCCGCTTTGCCGAGCGCGACCAGCTCGCCCTGCGTCATGCTCCACGATGACTCGGATTCCAAATCAGCTTCGTTGCCAACCTGGACAGCCGAGACGAGCGAGCCATAGAGACGGGCGTAGCGGGCATAATCGCCGCCGCTCTCCCGTGCGAGCACCAGCAACGTCTGCACGCCGGCCTGTCGGCAATTCCTGAAATGCACGCTCAGATCAACGTCCGTCATGGCGACGATTCGTTGCCAGGTGGCGTTGTGCGAGCGGACTAGCGCGGCGTCGTGCCGGCCGCTTCTATCTACATTGGTCCCTACGCTCGCCATGCCCTCACCGTCTTTCTATGGCTAGTCTAATTATGACGCTTCCGGGCGTCACGCTTGCCGGGATGCCGCCAGATCATGCTATGCTACCTCCAGCGAGCGAGGCGGATAGGAGCATCGGCATGCAGACCAACGATTCGCAACACTCCTCCTTGACCGGTGCTCGGGATCGTTCGCCCGAGATAGCCTGGGCGCGCGAGATCGCGCGGGCCAACATGCCCCTGCCGGTCTTCGTCCTCGACGACGGGCGGGAGGTATGCTCGCTGTGCGACCTCCTGCCGCCGGACGAGCATAGCCACGCTCGCTGATGCCCCCTTGTCCGCATCGTGCCTACGCCTGCCGCGATGCAGCGAGATAGGGCGAGACGCCGGAGCCATACGAGATCACGTTGAGCGTGGTGGTGCTCGTCTGCCAGACCACCATCGTCAACAAGTCCCCCGCCGCGAGCGGCACGTCCTTGCGCGTGACCTGATTGAGCGTGCCGCCGGTCCCGACCGCCGGTAGCGTCTGCTCGATCAGGATATCTACCCCGGCTTTGAAGACGCGCATCCGCCGGAGGCCGGTCCCGTGCTCGGCCCACATCGCGGACGAGTTGAGGTCGTAATAGCCCGTCTCCGGGATAATCAGTTGCGTCGGCGCCGACGCGAGCCAGAAGCCGGCGCTGGTGAAATCCCCCACGCCGGTCCAGGTGATCGTCGTGTCGGTGTTATTGTTGATCGGCTGGTTGGACGAGCGGAGCGCCCGGCCGCGCAGACGTCCCGTCGCATTGGCGGAGGCGTACTTCCGGCGGTCGGTCACGTCGCCGGCCGCGATCGTTGCCGCGCTATTCGCCACGGCCACATACGCCAGCGGGATCTCGTACGGATTGACGGCTGACGGCGTCGGCGCGCTCGGCGTGGCGGCCGGCGTGCCCTCTACGACGGCGTAGCTCACCGTGTCGGTCGTGTCGTTCAGCCGCAGGACGACCAGATCAATCCTCGGATTGCCGCTGCCATTGTTGGTGATCGACAGCTCGACGTCGGCGTCCGTACTGTGCCACGCTCCCCGGATCGTGCCGACGCCGCTCCGGACGAATACCCGCATGCCGGTCGAATTGGCATAGACCTCATTCCCCGAGAGATAGGACTTGACGACGCCGTCACTGAATGCCAGCCCCATCATCGTGCGCCATTGGGTTTCGCTGATCCCCTGCGAGGCGGTACCCCAGGTCGTTTCGGTCATCGTGACTGCTCCTTATCCCAGCGCCGTAAAGACATAAATCTCGCCGTTCGTGTTGTTCAGGCCGAGCACGGCCCGGAAGCCGTTCGAGAGCATGGTGATTTGCGTGTTCTCGTTGATGGCATCCGCGAACAGCAGTTGGACGCTGCTGGTCTGATTGGCGGGGTAGACCCCGACGCCGGTGCCGGCCAGATAGATCCAGACAAACGCCGGCTGGAAGCCGAGCGACGTGATGTCTTGTGTGCTCGCCCCGTTGCCGGTGTACTGGCCCTGCGCGATCCTGCTGGGCGTGAAGCCGAGATTGTTGAGCGCCGCGCCGGCCGCCAGCATCGACGCCGTGATGCCGCCGGCCTGCAACGTCGTCAGCGTCGTCTCCAGCGTGTTGACCGCATCTTCCAGGTCCGCGATCCCCGCCTCGGCCAGATCGAGCCGGCTGTCGAGATCGAGGATCGAGCCGGCGTAGTTCGTGGTCTCGGCGTTGCGCTCCAGGTTGCCAATCCGGGCGCTCGGCGAGATCAGCCGGCGACCGGCCGCCGAGAGCGCCGTCGCCCTGGTCGCCACGCTCGGCGTAACCGTCCAGCCGTCCGGCGTGCCGACCAGCTCGACCGCCGTCACGACCACCGCGTAGCGCGTGCCGTCGCCGGCTACGGCCGTGATGAGGTCGCCCAACCGGTAGTCGCGCCCGTAGACGTATTGGCTGTCGTCGGCCGGCACGATCTCCAGCGTCACGCCGCCATCGAGCGACTCCAACGCCTCGTCAAGCCGCAAATCGATGTCGTCGGCGTCCTCGGACTGCCGAACGTCCACGAACGACTCCCAGCGGCCCCACTGGCTGATTGAGGCGTTATTGGCCCGGACCCGGAACTCGCGGGTGGCGCCATCGCCTTTGGCGCCACCGACCACGTAGTTTGCCCTCGGCGCGACCATGCCACGGGTAAGACGACTGACCGTCTGGCCGTCCCGGCTGTAGATCACCCGCCGAGACTGGTCTCTGAGGTAGCCGACGTGGAACACCAGGTCCGTATCTTCCTGGTCGATCCAGAAGCGCAGCCCGTCCACAGATGCGAACTTGACGATCATGTCAATGGTCGGGTCGAACCGGGCCGGCTGCTTGATGACCGTCCCGAGCGCGCCGTATGGCCCGTGCACCAGCCCGTCCATGACGCGGTCCGAATTCGTGAAGCCGTTCATCGCCTGCTGCTCGACGAAATCGCGGATCATTCTTTCGGCGACGTATTCCTGGGTGTAGTAGGCCCGCTCGGTGTAGGGGAACGGACACGGCTCGATCAGCCGGGCGGCCAGCCGTCCCAGGTCATCCGTCCCGGCCATCTCGACCGTCTCGCCGCCGTCATCCTCGGTCGTCGTCACCTGGAGGAAGCCGCCGTTGAACACCGGCGCACCGTCGAGCGTCACGACCAGGCCGGGACTGCCGCGCCCATCACCGGCGGCGACCATCGCGCGTGCCAGCTCGGCACACTCGGTATCACCCGGCACCGTCAGCGCGAACGAGCCGGCGCCGTTCAGGTTCAGGATCAGCTCGCAGCGGTCGAACACATCGACATCACAGACCGGCTCGCGGTCCTTGTTGCGGATCTGGAGGCGCGGATCGAATCGGGCCATCTCAGTAGGTCAGGAACTCGCGCCGGTAGGCCAGCGTGACCAGCGTGTCAACGGTCGCGCCGTCCATCTCGACCTGGACCGTGTTGCTGCCGTCGCGTAGCGGCCAGAGCACGCTATCCGTCGTCACGTCCTGGTAGAGGTTATTTCCATACTGGTCGGTCACGGTCTTGATGCCGGGCGCCGTGTCGATCAGGATTTGGTCGGCCACCGTCAGGGTACGCTCGATCCGTAGAGAAGCGTCACCGGCCCTGAGCGTCGGATTCGCGCCCGGCCCCTGGATCGTCCAGCGCGGCCAGGCATCACCGTCGCCGTCGTTCAGGATGACCCGCCGGTCGAGCACCTGCGACGCCGACAGGATGATCGGGTAAAACGGCGCATCGAACAGCCCCTTTGGCGTCGCCGACGCGAGCGAGAACGTCGTCGCCTGATCCGTCACGTCCGACCAGAACGGATTGGGCAGCGTGAATTCCGCGATCCCAAGCCAGTGCGCCGCGAACAACCCGCCCGGCCCCTCCGGCCCTTCCAGCCCGCCGGCATAGATGGCGTACGCCTCGCGTTCGGTGCCGTCGATCGCCCGGAACCGCCAGCGCCCGGCCTGCCCGAACGCGCCATCCAGCAGGCTGGTGGTCGGGTCGAACCAGGAGAGCACCTGGCGGACTTTCGCCCGCATCGCCAGGTCGGTTGCCTCGCGGAAATAGAGCGGCATCGAGAGCGTCCGCGCCCGCATGCGCACGCTCTGGAGCTGCGAGCCGTGCCGCCGAGCGGATGGCCGCAGCGACAGTTCCATCTCCGGCATCAGCGCGCCGGCCATCCCGACCAGGACCGTCAGGTCGTGCTCGACGCCGTCCGGCTCGATCCAGGTAAAGGCCGGTACAACCGGAGTCAGCGGCTCCAGGAACAGCGGCACGGCTAGGCTTCTTTCGCCTTGAGCTTGACCGGCTCGTCCGTCTTGGCGCGCACGCGGTCAAGCTCAGTCAACGCCGCGTCGCGCTCGGCCCGGTAGCGCTCGGCCAGCGTCCGGAACTCGGCGGCCTGTCGGGCCATCTCGGCGTAACCGATCATGACCTCGTGCCACTGGCCGCTGACCGTCGCCGTGAGCATCGGAATCTGATCGTCCATACATCCACTCCTTAGAGGTATTCGAGCAGCACGCCCAGGAATGCGGCGTCGGCGGCGTAGGTATCCGAGCCGCTGGCGGCATCGCGGCGCACCTTGATCGGCAGATAGCCGCCGCGAGCGGTCGGCGTCACTGACCTGACGGTCGCCGTCGTGTCGAGCGCGGTCACGGACGTGGTCGCCGCGACCGTCAGCGAGTCGCTCCCGCCGCCGACCGTTGCGCCGTCCACGAGTCGATCGGTGGCGCTGAACACCTGCCAGACGACATTGCCGGCGCCGGTCGTGGTCGCGGCCCACAGGATCTTGAAGGCGATGGCGCCGGCCGTCCAGTCGGACGGTACTTCGATGGACGCCCCGACCGCCTCGGCCGAGGACGCATCCAGCAACCAGGCCGGCGCGAGTGCGTTGACGACGCTCTGCGCCGGCGAGCCTTCCGCGATCGGCCCGAACGCGGAAGCCGAGATCACCCGCGACTTGACGCCGGATGAGAACGTCGCGACCTTCGTCCGGGCGCCGCCGCCGTTGACGTAGAGATGCAGCGCCGAGACGCCGGTGCCGGCGTTGATCCGTTCGCCCTCGAACTCGGCCAGCAGATTCGTGGTGTCCACGGAGGAATGGCGACTGCCGGTCGCCATCAGATACCGGACCTTCGAGCCGTTCTGGTCCGTCTCGGCGCGGCCCAACAGCGCGTTGAACGTGTCGCTCGGGTTCGTGATCTCGTGCCCGGCCGGCAGGCTCGCGATCGTCTCGTTGTCGGCGACGTTGCCGTAGCCGGTCCAGAGCGTGCCATCCTTGTGCAGCGCGAACACGTCGCGCTGGCCGCCCTCGGCGGACGTGACGCCGACCGCGATGAACCACTGTCCATACCCGTTGGACACGGTCGTGCCGAATGAGCGCGGGTAAATCTGCCCCTGCGACCGCATCCCACCGGTCAAGTGGGCCTCGGCCCGGATCACCGCGAGCTGTGCGCCATCGGCAACGTTGGTCGGGCTGTTCCCGTCGATGGCGCCTTCCGCACGGCCAAGCACGAGGTTGGCCGGATTCCCGATGTTATAGAGCTGCATGCTGCGGCCATAGACGTAACTCGGCGACGGCGCGCCGGCATTCAACGGGTCGGCCGGATTGGTTGCTCGTACGGCGAAGTCCGGGAACGATGCTGAATACGTCGGATTCCCGAACCGTAGCTGTTTTTCGGTCGGGGTGAACCTGGACGCATCGGCGAAGTAACTGTCTTTGCCGAGCCAGAGATTGCCGCCCGTGTCGAACGTGACGATGTTGGCGTTCCCGCCGCCGGGCTTGACCCAGGTCGCGCTAGCATTGTTGGCGAGCGGGAACGGGTTGGTGATGTTGGCCGGCGGATTCGTCCAGGTCCCGCCGGTGATGTCCGGCGCCGTCAGCTCGGCGTTGGTGTAGACGTTGCCGTCGATCGTCAGGGTGTCCGGATCGCTATAGAGCACCTGATAGGACGGGTCGATCCGGGCGCCGGCCGAGGCGAGTGTCCTGGCCGCGTAGGCGCCGGCCGGCGAGAACAGGTCATAGGCGCCGCGATTCGTAACATCAACCCAGAACTCGACCATGCCGCCGGCGTCGGTCGTCAGGACGGCGCCGAGATCGGTCATGCTGGTTTCGGTCGCGTAGATCGGGAAACTGACCAGCGTCGTTGTGCCCGGCAGATAGACCCGGATCTCCGACGACGCGACCGGCACGACCCTGGACGTCAGCCCGTCCGTCTCGACCGCGAACACCCACTCACGGAGCACTGCGCGCATCAGCTCCCCCTGCCCTGCATCGCCGCGTGCATGCGCTCGCGCCGCATCTCGCGAAGCACCCGGTCGGCAACATCCTCGGTGCCGGCGCCGTAGACGTTGATGTCGCCGCGTGACGGCATCGCACGCGCGAGCGCCGATGCCAGGCGGTCATAGTCAATCACGCTGCTACTGAGGGCGTGATTCGGAATGATCGTGCCGGACCGCGACGCCGTGAATAGCTCCGGCCCGCGCTCGCCCACCCAATACGTCTCGCCGATATCGACCGGCCCGCCGAGCGCCTTCCCGTCGATGTCCCAGGTGCCTTTGGCGCCCTTCGCGAATTGCTTATTGCCCGTGTCGCCGCCCAGCTTGGCAATCGCCGAGGCCGTCTTCTTGGCCTGGTCTTCGGTCTTGCGCATCGAGCCGGTCAGTTGGTCGAAGCCCTTGCGAGCGGCGTCAAGGCCATGTACGACGGTCGCGCCAACCTCGTTCGCCATGTGCGAGAAGACCTTGACGACGTTGCCGGTGGCGTCCGTGACGACCTTGACCATCTCGCCGGTCGAGGTCTTGGCGTTGGTGACCATGACCTCGCCCATCTTCTGGGTCTGGCCGATGACCTGCAGGCCCATCTCGGACGCCTTGGCGATGATGGCGGCTGACGTTTCGGTCCACGTGGTGTTGAGCTGACCGTGTGTCTCGACCGTCTGCGCGATGATCTGGCCGTTCGTGCCAATGATGGTGGTCAGGACGTTGCCCATCGCGTCGGTCACGGTCTGGATGGTGTGCCCGGTGAACGCGTCCACGGTCGCCGTGGTCTGCGTGCCCAGGTCCTGCATGCTGACCGTGGCGCCGTTGGCCAGCGTGCCGTATTGTGCGAGCACCTGGCCGCTCATGTCGGTGACGGTCGTGATGTAGTTGCCGGCCGTGTCGGTGATGCTGGTGGTGATCGCGCCGGCCGCACCGGTGACGCTCTCGACGGCGCCGGTTGCCATCAGGTCGTACGACTGCGTCACGGCGGAAGACTGAGCGGCCGTCGTCTCGATAATCTGCGCCGCGCCATCAACCACGACAATCCCGAACTGCGCGAAGCCCTCGCCGGTAGCGGCTGTCGCGGCTCCCATCTGGTTCAGGCTGGCGCCGGTCTCGGCACTCGCCTGTTGGAACGCCGGCCCCATCTGCCCGGCCAGCGTGACGATATCCTGAATATTGCCGCTGATCCGCTCCATGTCCGCGACCGACATCCACTCGCTGCCGCCGACGAACTTGCCGCTTGTCCCGACGTTGAATTTCCCGGTCTTCGGGTCGAACCCCGTTGACGCGAAGTAGTGCTCGGCGGTCGAGAAGCCGGTCAGCGGTCCGGCGTTGGCCGCCGCGTTGGTGATCGCCTCGTTCGACCAGTCGCCGGTGCCGGTCGCGACGGCGTTGACGCCGAGACGCCCAAGCAACTTCACGAAATTGGCCGTGCCGCCCATGCCCTTGACTTCGTTCCAGCCGGAGAGCCGGGCCAACTGCTCGGCCTCTTGCTGGTTCGGCGTCCGGCCGGTCGCCTGTGCGAAGAGGAACGCCGCGTATGGCCCGCACGCGGCCTGCGCTTCGGCCGGCGTCATCCCGACTTGCGCGCCCCACTGCCCTTGCGTGAGCTGCGCCATCTGAGGCAGCGCGGCGGCACCGGCGTTCGGGACGCTCACCCGCACCGGCGGCGTCTGTAGGAGGTTGCGATTTCGGGCCACCGTCCACTGGCCGGCGCCCTCGCGCTCGATCGTTTCCATCCCAAACAGGACTTGCTGTTGCCAGGTGGACGGGTCGCGCACGTTGATGCCGGCGTCGAGCGCCACGTTCCCGAGGCCGCCGCCGGTGAACAGTTGCAACGGTCCGTGTGAGCGTCCGCTATCGCCGAGCGCCCGCGCGCCCTGGCCGGCGGCCTCACCGTTGATGAGCGCGACCAATTCACGAGCCTTCTCCTCAGACCAGCCGCGACCCTTCGCTGCCTGATAGGCGAACTGCTCGACCTCGGACTGTGAGGCGTTCGGGTTGGCGGCACCGGCGCCGCGCCAGGACAGCGTCGAGAGCGTGCTGCCGCCGCCGCTCCCGCCGCCGCTGCCAAACGGATTGGAACCCCACCAGGACGGCATCTGAATATTGCCAAGTGAGCGGAGCATCTCAATCAGTTTCGCCAGCGTGCCGAGACCCTCAGCAATCGGTGCGAAGAACCGCTCCAACTGATCGGCCACGAACTTGACGCCGGCGCCCGATTCCAGCCCCTTCGCCGCGAGATCGGCGAGGAATCCGATCACCTTGACGGCCACGCCGACGATCAACGATAGGACGTTGAAGACCGGCTCCAGGATCGCATGCAGGTTGGTGAACGCCTGCGTGGCGCCGTCCACGATGCCGCGCTTCTCCAATTCGGCCCACAAGTCCTGTACGAACTTGATGACCAGCAGGCCGATGCGCTGGCCCTCTTGCATCGCCGCCGTGAGGCCCGGCCAGCCCGTCCCCGAGAGCCAGGTCACGACCGGCTGCAATTTCGGCCCGAACCAATCCACCAGCTGCGTGAGGGCCGGAATCAACTGTCCGGTGGTGAACGTCGCGACGGCTTCGCCGGCCGAGACCAGCGCCGGCCAGCCCGTCTCGCTGATCCAGGTCAGAACCGGCGGAATTTTCGCACCGAGCCAATCGACCATGCCGGCAAGGATCGGTTGGAGCATCGCCCAGAGTGCCGCCGTCGCCTCCTGGATACCAAGGAAGTTGGTCTGCCACGCGACGGCAAGCGTCGCCACCGCAACCGCAACCAGCCCGATCGGAGAAAGCAAGAAGCCGAACACCGCGATGACACCATTGATGGCAACGGTCACCAGTCCCGCCGTGACGATCACGCCGGTAAACGCGCCCACGAACGTCGCGATAGGCGCGAGGTTGGCGGTGAACCAGCCGGCAAGCTGCTGGATGACGGGTACAAGCGTGCCGGTGATAAACGCGCCGGTAGCGGCCATTGTCTCGGTTAGCGCGATCGTCGCAGCCTCGGTGAGGCCGAGATCCTGCAACAGCCCCTCAAAGTGCCCGGTGGTTGACGCCTCTCGGAAGATCGACAGCACATCAGTCCAGGCATCCGGCAGACGCTCCATGATATCGATGCCCTGATTGACGCTATCCGTCAGGGCATCGACCATCTTTTTGAGAGCCGGCGTGAAATTTGATCCGAGAATGATTGCGCCGGTTTCGAGCGATCCCGTGAACTTCTCCCAGGAGCCGGCCAGATTGTTGAGGCGCTCGTTCGCAATCTTCTGCGCGTCTCCCTGTTTCCGCATCTTCTCAGTCATGGTGGCGACGCCTTCGGCCCCCATCTTGTTCGCGATGGCGGCGGCGCGTGTCGCATCGGTGCCGAAGATCGTCATGATCGCGTTGATTTGCTGCTCGCGCGTCATCCCGACCAGCGACTTCTTGAGCGTCTCGAAGACCTCGGCGAGCGGCTTGATCGTCCCGTCGGCCTTGAAGAACTCGTTTTGCATGATGCCCATAGAGATCGCCGCTTTATTGAATTGCTCATACATCTTGGGCGTGATCGCCGTCGTCTGCGAGACGCCGGCGTTTAGGCGCACGAGCGCCTGCACCATCCCCTCGGTCGTCCCGTCCGTCGTGATGCCGGCGTCGGCCAGCAGCCGCATCGCCTTTTCGGCGTTGAAGGTCACGAGTCCCAGCTCGTTCATCAACTCCTTCTCTTTGTTCGTCTGCGGGATCAGGTTCATCATCATCGTCTTGAACGACGTACCCGCGTCCGACCCTCGCAGGCCGGCGTCGGCGAACATCGCGAGGGCGGTGGCTGTTTCCTCAAACGTGAAGCCCAGCATCGAGGCAACGTTGCCGGAGGCTGCCATCGCGTAGCCCAGCTCATGGACGCTGGTCGCCGAGGCGTTGGAGGCGCCGGCTAGGATGTTGGCGGCCTGCTCGGCGGTAAGCTGTGTGTCCTTGAACACGTTCAGCGCGTTAGACATGATCGTTGCGGATTCCGCGACAGCGGTCCCGGATGCCGCCGAGAGATCGAGGACCGCTCGGCCAGCCCCTCCGATCACGGACTCGACCGACACGCCGGCCTTGATGAGTTCCTCCATCCCCTTCGCGGCCTCGGCCGCAGAGAACGACGTGTCTTTGCCGAGTTGCAACGCCGATTTCGTGAGCGCTTGCATTTCGCTGTCTGAGGCGCCGGCGACCGCCCCGATAGCAGACACTTGCTTCTCGAAGTCGGCGGCGGTCTTGATGGCTGACCCCAGACCGGCCGCCGCCGCGACACCAACGCCAGCAAGCGCCGTTGCTGTCGCTGTGCCGATGCCGGCCAACGTCGAGCCGAAGCCGCTGACGGACTGGTTTGCCCGGTGCAGCCCGGCTTCGAGCTGGCTGGTATCCGCCGTGACGTTGACAGAGAGCGCGGCGACGTCAGGCACGGAACTACCCGTCCCTGTCCGGCGTTACACTACAGAAGGGGACTGTTATGAAGCTCATCATCGTCGCCATCATGCTCGCGTTCGCGTTCGTCATCACGCCGTCACCCGCCGCCGCGCAGGGGTGCGCATTCCCGCAGGCTGACATGGCCGGGCGCTACGCCGGGGCGCCGGTACTGATGGCCGTGGACGTCACGGACTGCGGCGGCATCACCGTCGCCTGGTCGAACCCGTACGGCTGGCATCGGGCGCACTACGCCACGACCGAGCGGGTACCTGGCGGCGGCCTGAGCGCCGTTGGCTTCGTGGCTGATCCTCAGGTCGGCTGGCTCGACAACACCTATGAGATCCTGGTGAAACCCGCCGAACCGGGCTACGTGCAACTGTTCACCGCACGCGGCCACTACCGCCTCCAGAAGGTCAGCTAGCCTAGCGACGACCGCCGGCCGCGCGCTGACGCTGCTCGCGCGCGCGTTTGCGGGCCACTTCGTTCTCCGCCCCGACCTCAGCATTCGTTATGACCCGGTCCCAGACAGCCCAGCATATCCAACGCCGTGCGTCGTCGTAGGCGGCTGGCTCGAAGGTGCCGCTGGCCGGATTGAATCGATGGGCGTCGGTGAAGTGGAAGGGGTGCTGTCCGTAGCGTTGGGCACGCTTGACGACGCTCCAATAATCCGGGACTCGATCGGCGGAGAGACGGCCCCCCGAGACGAGATAGGCTTGAAGGGCCGTCGAGAGTTTGGGTCGCTGTTGACATCCCGGACGATCGCGCCGAGAATCGTCGCCGGCAGGCCCGGCGGCAGATCCACCAGCGTGTCAAACGTAATCGGGACGCTGACGCCGCCGTCCGTCAGATCCCAGCCGCGCTCATCCTCCGGCACGTCCGGACCGGAGGGCAGCAACACCCGCCGCACTTCGTCGATGATCGCCTTGACGTTCGGGAATCGGGTCGCGCCGTCGAGTGAGGGAACGCCAACCATAACCTCGCCCATCGCGATCAGCGCGCGGTTGTTGAGATCGGCGCGGTAGCGGCAGAGGATCGTATGCCCCTGCCACTCCACATCGACCTCGCCGTAGCCGCGCTCGATACTCTGTAGGTCGAATGGCATCAGAGACTCCTGAGTGCGTTCTTGAGATAGACTCGTGTCCATGCGGACGAGGTCGCGTCGTAGACCAGCCGCCCGCCGAACGGCAAGGTGCTGGCGCCGTCGATGTCGCCGGCCGAGGGCGCCGCGTTGATCGACATGACGCCGTCGATCCGCAGCTCGTAGGCGTGCCCGGCCTCGATGCTGTTGGCCGCCTTCGCCGCCCGGATACGCACGTACTTCTTGGTGCCGGCCCGCATGTCGGTGATGAGCGCGCGGCTGACGCTGTCGTTGCCAAGCTCGATGCTCATGGTCGTGTCGGGCCGGTTCGGGATCGCCTCCTTGTAGCCGGCGAGCGCCGAATTGAGCACCCAGAGCGGGCTATACATGCTGCTAACGGACCACTCGGCCGAGAAATCGCTGAGCAGCTTGGTCGTCCCGAGGTTGGCCCAGGAGTTGTCCAGGTAGACGTCGATCTCGCCGGCCAGGACCGGCACTAGCGGGATGTCGGTTGATCCCCCGGCGCTCGTGACCGTGACTGACGCCGTGCCGCCGCCGGTGACCGACGCGGTGCTGATCGTGACCGGGCCGACGTTGGTATTCGCCAGGTCTTCGGTAAACGTGATCGTGATGGCGCCGGTGCTGAGCGGCCCGCCGGCCACCGTGCCGTTGCCGGCCCCGACCGTCGAGAGCGCCTCGAAGGCGAGTTCAATCGTGGCGGCGTTGGCGTTGTAGGCGATGCCGGCCGTGGTCTGGCCACCGAACGAGAGGGTGAACGTGCCGCCGCTCCAGGTGCCGGACGGCGTGATCGTGACGACCTCGTTGACGTCGATGCTGGCGCTGTAGTTCATCTGCGAGCCGAAGCCGGCGCCGCTCATGGTCTGGGCGCTGGTCCGGTTGAATGCCAGACTCAGGTCAGTCAGTACACAGCCGTTCGCTTCCTCGGCGTTACCGGCCACGCCCAGGAGCGACGGGGTGCCCGTCCGCGCGGAGAACGTGGTTCGCGGCAGCGCGGACGGCCCTGGAAACCACGTCCACTCGCCGGCGGTCGTGCCAGCGTTGACGATCGTAGCCGGCCCGAACAGGAACGTGAACAGGTAGGCGAGGCTGTTGTAATCCGGGTACGCCCCGTCCCCGATCTCGAAGGTAGACCAGTTCTGGCGCAGCGCATCGCCGGTGCCGACACGAATACCCATCGGGTCGATGGGGTCGAACTCGGCCGCTTCTGAGAGTTTGAATCCGACGCTCAGCAGACGGGTACGGATACCGGTCGCTGGTGCAACACCTTCGGTGGTTTCGACGCCAATCAGGCTGCTCTCGTCAATAGTGCCTCGGACCGGCATGGCTCGAACTCCGTTGCTACGGAGCGAGCCGGCGACGCCGGGAGGCTCTCAGACTACGTCGGCGGGCCTGCTAGGCAGGGCGGCCAGTGTGTCCTAGTTGGCGGAAACGCGATCGGGCGACCGCATGCCGTCCCTTGCAGTATACGCTACGTCGTTCGTCTTGCGGTGCATCGCCTCACAGGTCTTGCAGCCGGCACAGCGACGACAGGACGGGTCGATACCGGCATACTTCTCGATCAGTCCAACCAGCCCGACGAGATGCCGGCGCGCCTCGGTCAGGAACTCCCGATCTTCTGGACTCATGTGGCTCGCGCCTGACTGCGGTACAGCATGACCCGGTGCAGCCGCTGCCCATCCACGTCATCCTCTACCAGATCCGTCGTATCCAACAGCCGGAACTTACCGATCTCGGCCCCGCCGGTGGTGCCACGATAGCTCTGGAGCAGCGTATCGACGCGGTCGCTGATCTGACGCAGGATGCCGTGACCCTGGCCGACCGTGACCCAGATCGAGACGCGCAAGATGGCATCTTCCCAAACCCGGACGGTGTCGAGCGTTTCGAGCGGTACGTTGCTCTGAATGCCGAGCGAGACATAGGGGAAGCCGGGCAGGCCGGTGCCCACCGGGACGATCGGCTCCCGCCCGATCCGAGCGCCGACCAGCGCAGAGAGCGTGCTGTCACCGCTCATTCTCTGGTAGGCCAGATCGACCATCCGGTCAGCGGCGATCATCGGACTCCTCTTGACGGTCCTCGACCGTGAACGGCCCGAACACGGTGTAATCGACAGCGCCGCATTCGTCGCAGGCACCGAATGGCCCCAGTTCGGGATGCCGCATCGAAGTGGTGTAGCGCCAGATATGCTCGTGCTCACTCATCGTGGCAGCCTCCCGCCGGTCACGCGACGGATCGTGCCACGGCCGGGCGACACCGTCGCGCTGCCGGCCCGCCGACCGGTGCCGGCCAGGATCGCCTTCCACGCCGCCAGATACACCGGTCGATTGGCTTCGAGCGCCGGCCAGAAAAACGGCTGTGCACCCATCCGAGACGTGCCGTACTCGACATAGACGGCGTACGGCACGCCGGCGACCACGGTTGAGGATGAACCGGCGCCCTCGACACGGATCGAGTCGCGCAGGGCGCCGGTCCGAACCGGCGCACGCTGCGCGGCATCGGCGGCGATCTTGCGCGCCGTCTCCGCCACCAGCGCCGCGCCGGCCGACTTCATCTCGCCGGCCAGATTCGGCAGACGATTGAAGACTGTACGGACGGTAAACGGGTTGGCAGCCACGCTACTTCTTGGCCTCAGCCGGCGCCGGCTTCTCGTCGTCCTTCGGCGCCGCCCGCTCGGCTCGCTTCTCCTCCTGTTCCTTTGTGTACGCCGCCTTGGTTTTCGGCCCGTCGTACTCACTCAGGTCTTCGTAGCGGTCACCCAGCCGGTAGCCGGCCTCGGCCGCCGTCTGGAACTCGTGCTCGCCCTTGCGAAACGTCTTCTTGTGGAAAAAGTCCCGCTCAGTCATCGCCAGCTCGACGGGCTGGCCGTCCTTGTACAAGCGGATCAACTGCTCCGGCATGTCATACCTCCCTAACTGATCTTGACCGCGACGATTTCGACCACGAGCTGATCCGTGACCGGCCCGTGTGATTCGGCCGGCTCGAACGTGCCGGCGGCTTCCCCGGTGATGACGATACGATCTGACGGACGGAGGTCGATGGCCCCGCCCGGCCAGCGCGTCGCCAGTGCTGACAGCATCACGTTGAACGTCTGGACTGACCCGTACCGCTCGGCAATGGCCCGCTCACGCGGCGTCAGCCCGGACTTATCGACCCGACAGGGGATGCCGGAGGCGTAGGTAGCCGTCGTCTCTGACCAGCCGCCGGTCGTCGCGTCGAGCGTGCGCGTGACGCGGGTGATGGCGGCGACATCCGGCAGTGCCATCTCGATCGTGCCGGCCAGGGCTTGCGCCGCGCCGGCGGAGAGAATGCCCATCAGTCAATCATCTCCGGCATCTGCCCGGCTCGCCGCCTGGGCACAGGCGTGGACACCACCGGCTCCGTCAGCACCGCTGCGCGTGGGGGGCTGGCACGCGGTCGGCGCCTGGGAGCCGGTGGTGGGTCAGTA